AGGGTATGGTCCCCATTTCTGGCAAAACTTTAATAACGCTTTAAGATCAGACATTTTGTGCCAGTACTCTTGTTCTGCGTGTAGATCCAATTCGTGCAAACAGAGATAGCAAAGGTCCGCAATCTTTGTGTGCTCGCTGAACTCAAAGTAAGTCAGATGCTGAACCTTGGCAAAGTCTTTAAGTGCCTGGTCGTAGGTCATGATCTACTCCTTAGCGTGAGGTTGTTTTGACAGAGAAGACTGCTGCGGTCTTGGTGTACTTGGCCACAACTTCCTGAGCCACACCGAGATCAGCTAAGAGCTTTTTGTAATCAACAGTCTTGCGATCAGCTTCGATGACGGTGGCTTTGAACAGATTGCCAACAAACTCTTTGGAGCCGCCAGGAGCGGTAGCTGCATCTTTAAGATCGTCTTTGATTAAGTCAGCCTCTTTAGTCAGGCGATCAATCTCAGCAAGCAGGAGACCTAAGCGGTCGATGTTGGTGGTGATGATGTCGTTATTCATTTGGCTTTCCTTTTCTTTCCTAACCGGACCAATGTGTCCGTGGATGTAAATGTAAGGCCATCTTAGATTTGTGTAAACAATATCCCCTAGGTTTTAGTCGGGTATTACCTTGAGCCTCCCAGACTCAAAGAGCCAGCCAATCGTTTTGCGGTGCGCCATTTCCCAAAGGTCTTGGCGGTCTTCCTTGCTCATCTTGGAGCCTTGGTCCAGCTCCATATGGCAGGAGTAGCACAGGGCCGCTATCCGGTAGTCGTGGGCCTTTATGGCCGTTCCCTTGCCGTCCCGCTGCTGGTTGGAGTGGGCTGCCACCACCGTCCCGTCCTGGGCCCCACAGAGCTGGCAGGGAGAGGATCGGACGACTTCCAGGAGGGGCTTGCTGCGGTAGTTCACCGGCGGGCGTCCTTCTGCCACTGGCGCTTATTCTGCTCGCCCACCCAGAGTCCCGCGCAGGTTAGCTCGAGCTCCTCTGAGGGCGGGTTGGTTTTTAAGGCAGTCTTCACCCCGTCCTTGTATCCAGCCTGGTACTGACTGTTCATGCGGCTCTCTGCCAAGAGACTGATGGCGATAATTAAAAGGATCAGCAGGATGTATTTCATTCGATGTCCCTCAGCTTATAAAAAGAGTTGCCGTCTGCCTCACGGATTGAATCAATTTTGTACCCCTCACCGCGCAGCCGGTGGATGATGGACGACAGGCGATCGATGTTCATCCTTGTTGCCTGCTCATAAGTAATCTTTCCGGTCTTGATTAAACGCAGTAAGACCCGCTGCTTCTGAGTTCGCTTGCTCATACCGGATTCCTCGAGTTTCGGTTAGCGCATGGCCATACCTGTCTCAACGCATCTCGAGCTAAGACCTCAGCGTTTCGGTGGCGCTGCCCAGGATTGATAGTTAAGTACTGCAACACGATGTCCTGGACCTGGCCGGCTGTAATTACATTTTCTACCTTCGGGCAGATGGTGATATGCACATTGACATCGTAGATACCAACGACATACCCAAGGGCATACATCTTGTCGCCCACATTGGTACTGGTTAGCTTTTGATAAAGATCGTTGCCGGTCAAAAACTCAGCGCTCGCAACCGTAGGAACAAACGCTAAAACCGCTAGCCACTTTTTCATGTCGCTTCCTTTTTGGCCAAAGTTTCCACAACCGAAATGTGCATCTTGATCTGCGAGGCAATACTTGCAATCGCTTGATAGTCTGGCTTATAAGTTTGTCTGGTAAGCCGGTTCAAATCGGTGAAGAGCTGATTCATCGCTACCAGGTGGCCACTCAAATCAGCGGCGTCATTTACTTTTATCTTTTTCATGATTACCTCACTCTCACTTGACATGTGTACGCTTGGGTGCTGTCTCGGAAAGCTGCCATAACCTTGCAGTCATCGGTAATGCTTTTTTCTTGCCACTCCATACCCAAGATAAAAGCAATGACAGAAATTAAGATCCAGCCAAAGGATTCTTTCCAGCGGCCCACTAACCACTCCCATATCTTTTTAAAATCAAGCAAGTCCTTCATCGTTCTCTCCTCAAAATAAATTGGGTTGTTCCCACTTCGGCATCAATTCTTCTGGTTTCGGAGGGCGAATCTTTCTAATTTTTTCGATCATCACATGCACTCTTCTTGGGAATGGCCACTTCTCCGTTTTTGGAATGCTTAATAAAAACCGCTCCCCATCATCGAAGACATCTAACACTTGGCCCTTTTCCCCTGTCTCACAGACTAAAACCCAGTCATCGACCTTGATGACCGGCTGCGTCATAGCGTTACCTTTCCCTCAAGCCTGAGGTTGGCCTGCTCACTTCTCCAGATATCAACACGGGCCTGCGCTGCAATTAAGTCCCACCGCAGCTTCTCCTCGACCTCCACTGCAGCTCGTAGCCCCTGAAGAAGTTGGCGATACTCATCGTGGGCATAAGCCTCACGCTCTTGCGCCCCGATCGATTCCTCGCAGCTCCTCTTCATCAGCAGGGACTTCAGTGATTTTCTGTACTCCTCAAGATAGATTCGCTCAGCTTTTGCTTTGGCGAACTTCTGAGCGTTAGCGATGATGTAATCGACTGCCTTGTGTGGATCGCGGTCCTGGCTCATTCTCCTGCCTCCCTTACGGTAATAGTCACTTTCACAACATCCCCTTTGCTTTTCCAAAACGGATCGTTGTCTAACCAGGCCTGGGCAAACTTACGGGTGCGAAAGGTCATCGTTCTTTCAGCCTCCCAGTACTTCATATCAAACGGAATGCAAACAAACTTTCCTCGTTTAAGTTTTATTGCCCAACATGTAGTCTTTTTCACTCTTGTTCCTCAATTTTTATTTTCAACATTCCTGCGATGTCTTCTGCCCAATAAATCCGAAGGTCAACGATCAGCGAGTCATCGATGTAAAGACCGGCGTGACCCATCGAGTCCAAGACTGCCTTCAATAGGTTGTCCAGGTCTCTGCGCCGATTGTCTGGGCGCCAAGCCTCAATCGTTACCTTTAGCTTTCCGGTCGTTGTCTTGCCCCTACTCTGTAAAAAGACTTGCTCTGCGACTGCTGTCCGATACTTTCGGCCGGCCTCGCTGATGATCATTCGGTTATTGACCATGCGCCAATAGGTATTGACTGACGGCGGCCAGGGTAAAGTAAGTTCAATCATTTCCAGCCCTCGCCTTTGTTGCCTTTTTTCCATTGGTCGATAACATCGGATTCCAAAATAGAGCCGGGATGTTTTTCGTTCCAACCCTGTAACCACTTGTGGGCATGGTCTCGGTCTTTAATACGCATTCGGATAACCCAACGGACAAGGTGCTGGTGTCGGCTTTCATCGTCACCTTTACCTTCTTGCCAGTTTTTGTATTTTTCATAAATGTCAAAATGTCCCATGCTCATCAAAGCTCATAGCCACCGCATCGTGTGTTTCCACAAACTGCTGTGAGTCCCGGTGAAACCACAATGAGTACCATTCCTCAACCTCTCCGTTTCGTTGCTTTTCACACATCAGCATTGCATCTGCCGTCATTGGATCGATCGCGGCCCCGACCGAGGCTTGATGCTCTTTCTTTTTGTTTCGCCAAACCAAGAAGACATTGTCAACCTGATCAGCGATCGCGCCCGTGCCCTTAACATCGTGCTTATTTGGTGTTGATTCTTCATTGGCTAATTTTCTGATGTGATGCACAAGGTGTACATGGATGTTGTGATCTCTCGCTAAGGCGCACAACTCATCGATGAACCACTTCTGCCCGTTGTAGTCGTCCTCGCCCTGAACGCACTTCATGAGCGAGTCGATAAAGATGTGGGTGACCCCGAGCTCCACCGCGCAGTACCTGGCCACGGCAATAACCTGCGCTGCCTGGGTGGTCCCTTGTTGGTCGTAAAACCAAAGGTGCTGGTTTGAAAAGGTTTTAAGCCTTCCGACCAAGCCTTGGATGTAGCTGCCCTTGTCCATGAACCTAGGCTTGTGAATGTTCTCGCCCGAGAACTGCCTAAGCATCCGCTCAAGTGACCGCTTTGGTTTCATCTCAAACGATGCAATGCAAACCTTTTGCTTCTGCTTAATTAAACCCAAAGCGATCTGCCCAGTGATCAGAGACTTACCCCCGCCGTTTGAGCCTGCATAGATCGTCACCTCGCCAGGCCGGTAGGCAAAGTCCTCGTGGGTCTTAGCCCAGGGCAGGAGGATTGGCGGCTCGCGGTTGGGGTTGACCGTGTCGGCCACGATCTCATCTAAGTACATCCCGGCCTCACGGACCTTTTGGCTGGCCTCGGTCGCCTTTAGGTAGGCACCAAAGTCGATGTCGTCATCCTTTAGCAGGTGCATAGTCCTCTCCCTTATCCCAGATCAGCTCACCGTTATGGAGGGTGAAGACATCCTTCGCCCCGGCCTTTAAGCAGGCAACATGCATCCCATAAATCCTGGCGGGTGTATCGTCCCCGTCTACATGCACCTGAAGGTTTTTCAGAAACCTCAGGTCGAGATGTTTTGGGTCATCCTTGCTCTCGATGACGACTTCTGGGTGGCCGTATAGGTCTGAAAAATTCTGCCAATTGGCGGCCCAAAAATCTCTGCCCATACCTACCCATACCCAGACCGCTTTGGGGGCCTTACGAGCCATTCTGATGCGAACTAGAGGCATATGGCCGATCACTTTGCCCTCCGCAAAACAACCTGAGGCACTTCATCCTCCCACCTGCGCTGGTTGAGGTAGGTCTGCGGGGACGGCTCAAACCCCTCCCGCCACTGCTCCGTTTCCCGCATAGTCCGTACATGTTCGATGATCCGGTCAGCGATCAAATCCAGCCCATGCCGCACCCATTTTTTCTCGCAGTCGGCCTTGGCCACCTTGCGCTTGCTTGTCGGCCAGGTTGACCAAAAGTCCCCAAACCGAGTCGGCTCTGCCGACGGTGTGGTTTTTAATTCTTTTCTGATATCTGACTTCTGATTAGGGATATGGTTCGGTTTCGATTTGCTATCCGATTCGGTTTTCTTTGGCCTCCCGCCTTTGGCCGCTGACTGCCTATTCATGCTCACCTGATGCTGATACTTGGCTATTTCCTTATCGCAACGGGCGTTCCGATACCCCTCTTCGGTCCTCTCAAAGAACTCATCGAGCACCACAACGACGATGTCCTCATCAAGCCTGACCTTGCGGGAAACCAATTTGGTATCAAGCGGGATGGGACTCTCCGACATCATATAAAGGTCGATCAGTCGCCGATACGCCAAGTCCTCGGCATCGGCCAAGTGATGGGTGTCCCGAATATAGTCACCAAGGAAAAATTTGTACCAAATCATGCGACCTCCCCGAACAGATCGGGCCGCAGCTCCTTACGGGTGACGGCCCCTTGGGTGAGTCTTTCGATCTCCACGGCAAGCTCCGGCGAGCATAGGTGGCGGCCAGAAATCAGCTGGCTCATCCAGGTGCGGGTGATGCCCAAATCCTTGGCCAGGGCGTCTTTTGCGCCCCGTTTCTTGTCTGCGAAGTATTCCTGCAGCGTCATAGGTCTCTCCTCAAAATGTAAAACCATCATACATTATCAAAACGCAATTGCAAGTTGGTCTTAAATTTGATAATTTAATGGAGTAGTAAATTTTAGGAAAGGTAGGAAAGCATGGACGAAGCATGGGTTCACGAGTTGATGTTGGAAAGGATGCAAAGGTGCGAGGAGGCGATAGCCCGGGCGAGAGCTGGGGTGGCCACCGAGGAAGATTGGGAAATTATTCGCTACGAATGTGGCTTAGGAAAGGAAAAGAAAAATGCCGTTAACAGTTAAAGATTCAAGCAATTTCATCGGCGTTCCTGCGGGGATGCATCTTGCGAGGTGCTACCGGATTGTCGATAAGGGCACCCAAAAGGGCTTCCAAGATAAGTTACAGCCCACGGTCATGCTTCAGTTTGAAATTCATGGTGAAGATGAAAACGGTAAACCTTTGGTGACCACCGATGGCCGGCCGCTATCAATCTCAAAGAGCTACAACTGCACCTTAGCTGAGAAATCAAACCTTAGGAAAGACCTGCAGATGTGGCGAGGAAAAGAGTTCACCTCAGCCGAACTCAGAGGGTTTGAGCTCAAAAATGTCTTGGGTCACTGGGCCATGCTGACGATCACCCGTAAAGAGGCAAACGGCAAGACCTACTCGAGGATTGAGGCCATCAGCCCAGTTCCAAGATCGGTCAAAGAAATGGGTCTCCCGCAGGGTGTCAATCCAACGCAGGTTTTTGATATCGAAAATCCTGACATGGAAATGTTTGATACTTTTTCCGAGAAACTTAAGTCGGACATTATGTCCGCTCCGGAGTGGTCGGGAAGCAAAGAATCAAAATCGGCGCCTAGCTTTGATGCTACTGGTCTTGACGACTCAATTCCCTTTTAGGACTAGACATGAGCGAAGAACCCACATTGGTTGAGGTCTGCGGACTTAACTTTCAGCTGGATGGAAAGTCTTTTTTATTTTCCCCATCCGATGATGTCACCGCAAAAGAGGTGTGCTTGATACTTCAGATGATCCTTAATGTGTTAACGCACAGAGGCAATGTAAGGATTGATTTGGAGTCTTTCATCAAGCAGCACAATTTGATGAAACACTTTACGGAGATTGTGCAAGAACAAAAACCTGAGGAGAAGTAAATGAAAAAAACTATAGTTGTGGCGCTGACCGCCGGCTTACTTGCCGGTTGTGTCAGTAGACCAGTGACCCAAGCTGAGCCACCCCGGTACGCCCAGCAAAGCCTGGTTCTTGACCGAGACATCCACCCCATGGATCGACAGGAAGTAATCCAGGCGATTAAAGAGTGTGAGAGTCAAAAACTCCGCGCCGTCATGGTGTATGCCAAACGCCGGATCAATCAGCAGCCAGCCATTACGGTGGTCGATGTCACCTGCTCCCCAAACTGGTGAAGCCTATGACGACACTTAAAGTTTCATCATTCACATCTGAGGCTGGGCATTGGTACACCCGGGAGGGTGCGCCGATGTATCAGATTGAAGGGGCCAACGGAAAGATCCGTAACACCACGCTACGGGATGCCCGAAAGCATGACCTTGTTCCGTCGGTCACCACGATTCTTAATGTGGCGGCTAAGCCTGGCCTTGAGAACTGGAAGCTGCAGCAGGTCTTATTGGCCGCCCTGACCCTACCAAAACGAGATCAAGAATCTGAAACTGAATACATTGATCGGATCATTACAGACTCCAAAGAGCAGGGCAGGGCCGCTGCTGACGCTGGAACCGACATTCATGCATCCATTGAGAACTACTTTGATCGGAAGGTCATTGTCGGCCACGAGGAGCATGTCCGGGGTGTAGAGAAAGCCATAAAAGAAGCCTTTGGAGAACATAAGTGGGTCTGCGAATCTTCTTTTGCTCACACCTCAGGCTTTGGCGGTAAGTGCGACATGCACACCCGAAGCTCGGAGGATCAACTGTCTGGGATTATTTTGGACATCAAAACCAAGGAGTTTACCGATCCAGACAAGGTTGAGGGGTACGACGATCACCTTATGCAGCTGGCCGCCTACCGGTTTGGTTTAGGCATCTACAAGGCACGGTGCGCCAATGTGTTTGTCTCCCGTAGCGTCCCTGGGCTTGTCAAGATCATTGAGTGGTCGGACGAAGACCTTCACCGGGGTTGGAAGATGTTCGACAGCCTCTTACAGTTTTGGCAATTTAAAAATGACCACCGATAGGGAGAAGGCCATGCAGATCGCAATAGACTTTAATGCGGCCTATCCTCCGCATCAGAGGCACTCGGACACGAGCCGGGCTTCGGCGGCATTAACAGCGCCAAAATTTAACGCCAGGACACTAGACCTCTTAAAAGAGTTTAGGAACCAACCCCAAGGCATGACCGATGAGTTTGGGCAGGGTCATTTAAAAATTGAAGGCAACTTCTACAGACCCATGCGGGTGACGCTTTATAAGCACGGGTATGTAGAGGACTCAGGAGACCGCCAGAAACTTAAAAGCGGCCGATTCGGGGCGGTTTGGAGGATTACAGGGTTTGGCCTAGATAAGCTGCGGGAGGAGGGTCTATGAGTCCAGCGGACTTAAAACAGATCTTTTTTCACTGTCACCACAAGGACATCAACGGGTTTTACGCCAACGATGTGGACATCATTGAGTACGGGCAAAAGGTAGCCGCTTACGCTTTGGCGCAAAAGAAACCCATGACCGAGGATCAGGTCTTGGACTTCATGCTAAAAGTTGAACTACCTAGTCAAGAGGATTTACTCGAGCGGGTTAAGGCCTTAGTTCGGGCGGTCGAAGAGTTTCACGGAATCAAATAAAAAAACCCCAGGCATGACCTGGGGTAACTACTTCCATGGCGAAAGTAGATGAGGAGATTAGGGTGCGACTACATCGCCCATCTGACCAAGCGGGCGGGTGCGTCCAATATCAACGGCTGAACTCATTGCCGGCCCAGCTATGGCAAGCGGGATGGCTATGGGTGCGGTGGCGGGGAACATAGAGCCGAAGGCACCAAGAGCCCCTAATGCGGTTGGAATGGCCTTGCCGTAGTCTATGTTCTCTTGGCCTACCTGAGAGCTTAGAGCGCCCAGCTCGCTACCGGTCTGATAAAGAGCCAGGGGAGGTGCGCCATAACGCATCGCAGCCCGACCAAATCCACCCAGCTTAGACTCTGGCCCCATCATGTTTCTAAAGAGGTTAGAGACCTCCTCTAGGGCTCCCCGGGACGGGGTTGGAGGTGGGGCAGATGGTACGGCCGACCTGGGGAAAAGAACCCCCGATGGGGAGGCTGTCATCCCTGGAGCCTGGGCTAATACATTCGGAGCGCCCTGAGACACGACACCAGCCCTTTGGAGGGCTCCAATGTTCTCTGCGGCCTCCTTGGCTCTGGCGGCCTGCTGAGCGGTCTCAATGTTAAATCCGCCCATCCGAGCCCGGCCACTTGCCCCGCTTGTCGGGTCTGTTGTTCCCTGAAGGATGCGGGTCTGCATTGCATCATCTACGGGGGGAGGCTGCGGAATGCGGCTGGCGACTTCTTCAGCAATCGATCCAGCCACCTTACGGCCACCAGCTCGAGCGAGATCAGTTATCGCTCTCCGAGCTGACACGCCGGCGCCCAATGCGGCCCCACCCATTTCGCCTAGTGTCCTAGCCTTTTCCTCTGAAATCTCATCAGGGGTGGGTTGGGCAGGGGCAGCCTCTGGGGTCTCGGCTTTAACAACTTGGAAGGCGCCATACCCTTTTAAATCACCGAGATAGTTCACCGTTGAGTCGGGCAGCTTGTCGCCCTTCGGTGTAAAGAACGGATGGTTCACACCGGCGTTATATCCAGCAGCAGCGAGTCTCGGGTCGCCCTGGCTTAGCTCATAAGATTTTTTCAGGTAAGCAAGACCGGCATCAATGTTCTTGGCCGGGTCCTTGATGTCATCCAGCGTAAAACCCATTTCCCGAGCGGTGGCGGGCTTGATCTGCATGATCCCGATTTCACCTGCCCCACCGGTACCCACGGCCGGGTTTAAGCGGCTTTCCTGATAGGCCACGGCAACTGCAAGCTCAGGGGGTAGACCCATCTCCCGTGCTCGGGTAGCAATCCGATCGGCGTAGGCCTTTTGAACCGGAGACAAACTTTCGTAAAAAGAAAGATTCATGCTTACCTCACACTACTTGGGAGCCGATTGGCTGCGCCTTGATTATCTCTTCCCGGGGGTGCTGGCATCCGGTTCGTCTGAGATATCGGGGCGCTCGCCAGGCGATCGGTAAAGATCTGAGAGATCTGGTTGTGGTAGGTGTTGGTTAAGTTGTTCCACTGATCGGAACCCACCAGGTCATCGATCGATCCCTTGTGCTGGCGCACTAGCTGAGCCCGCTGGCGGTCAAGCTCAGCGCGAGCTTTGATCATGTCTAGCTTGGCAAGGATAACGGCTGGGTTGTCGCTTCGGGCGATAGACGCCTGAGCAAATAAATCCCGTTCAAAGTTAGACACTGACCCCTGACCCTGTCCTAGTCGTGCGGTCTCAAGCTGAACCTGAGCCATCAGGGAGTAGGCCATCTGAGCCTGATTGATCAATGTTTGAGGTATGCCAGCGTTTGTCAAAGCCTCCCGAAGGTTGGACAGGCTAATTTGGAAGCTGCGGGTTCCGATTCCACCCTCGGTAAGTTTCAAAAATGCCGACATCACATCGGGGCGCTCAAACACACCAAAGATTTGCTTAGCGTTTTCGCTTGAAGCAATTGGGTAAAGCATGTTGACCGGAGCCAAGCGGCTTGTCACCGACTTTCCGGCGTCGATGTATTCGCTCTTCTCGCCAATCTTGCGTTTTGCCTCAAGGGCAGCAGTTTCCTTAGCCTCGGCCGACATCGCCTCAACATCTTGCACCGACAGAAGGCGGTTAGACGGCGGCTGGCCGGGCGCTGCTCCCGGTGCTGCAGGTGCTGTTCCAGGCGCTGCTCCAGGCGCAGGTGCTTCAGCAGGCTTTGCTGGCTCACCGGCTCGGGCAGGCGGTTTAGGCCCTTCAACAACTCTGCTTGCAATTTCGTAGTAGCGGGGATCACCGTTTGAGGCATAGAGATCCAGCAGGGCTGCAGTCCGGCTGTCCACCTTGTACTCACCCGGATATCCATAGATTTGACGGGTGACCAGATCGCCCTTCGGGAACGGGTAGAACATTCCTGATGCAAGATCCTGAACACCGCTTTCCCGAACCTGATAACGATCTTGTTCGAGTTTTGAGGCGTCCTTCATTGCAGAAATCGGAGACACCGATGGGTCCATCCGAGCCATCTGCAGATACTGACGGGCGGTCATAAAGTTAGGATTAGGTGGGGCGACAGGGATGCCCTCAACGGTCTCAAATCCTTTAGGTGCCTGGCCAGGTAATGCTCCGCCTGTCGGACGACCAGACGGTAATGCCCCGCCCGTTGTCGTGGTAGTTGGCAGGCCACCTTGTGGCTCACCGAGAAGACGGCCAAATTCACGCTCCCGCTGTCGCATCCGCTCAAGCTCTAACCCTTTTCCTGCTAGGCCGAGCTGAGCCTGAGCAATATCCCGCTCTTCTTTTTCTTCCTGCATTTGTGCTTCGCGCAGGTTTTTAGCGGCCAATCCAAGAGACTCCCCAAAGCCGCCTGTCTGCGTTGGGGCTAAAAATCCCTGAGCTAGGGCTAGGGCCGTTGGATCAATAAATCGACTGCGCCTTGCCTCCAAAGCGTTCTGCATCCGCTGCAGAGCCTCTTGGTAGGCCATATTGGCCTCCACGGCCTCGGGATCGCTCCCTGGTAGGTATCCGACCGTTGTCTTCTCAGCCATGGTCAGCCTCTCATATGGTCAATTGACATGAGACCACCTTGAGCTGCTCCTGCGCTGTACTCGCTTGGGTTTACAACATTTCCAGTAGAGGTTTGATAACTCCCTCCGCCTAAGTCTGTGATACCAGGAACACTGAGATCCCCTCCTCCAATTTTCGGAAAGTCAATTCCTTTAAGAAACTCAAAACCTTTTGTTAAAAGGCTTTGGCCTTCTTTTTGGTCTGGACGGACACCGCCGAGAACCGATAGCACCCCGAGGATGTTCGATAGCGGCGAGGTTTGGTACAACCCAGCCTTGGGTCCGACGAAGGTTGAGGTCTGAGTTGTCGGGATCTGAAAGCCCCGCATCAGGGCAGCTGCCGTTGTGGCCTGCTTTAAGGGATAGTCTAGTCTTGCTTGCTCGTAGGCCTGACGCTCTGCTCCGCCCTTAGTTAAGGCGCCGGCTCCGGTAAGGCCAAGTTCCTGCTCCCCACGGGCTATTGCCGCCTGCTGGGCTGCCGCACGGTTTTGCAGGTCTAGCTCATCCATCGCGGTCTTCACGGCGTTTTGGTACCCCTGAGATAGTGCGCCGTACTGCTGACCTAAAAGGTTCCTCTGCATGTTCGCTAAGGCCTGCCCGGTAGCCGAGGCGTATCGCTGACTGCCTATGCCGCCCTGTCCAACAAAGGCACCCCGAAGGCTTGGCATGATCGACTGCTGGAGGTTTTGCTGTTGCAGGCGAGCCATCTCATCGACCACCTGCTTTTGGTATGGGTCCATCAAGGCCGCAATCCGTGAGGGCGTCAAACCCGCTGCGGCTGTTGCGGCTGTCTTACCGGCGGCTGTCAGACCAGGTTGATAGGCTGTAGCCGCACCAGGAATCATCCCGTAGCCCTGAGTCTGTAGGGGGTCATAACCGGCTATGCCTGCAGAGGCGGGCTGACCCATGGCCGTCTTTGCGGCTTGGGATAGGCCTGTCAGATAGTCGGTGTAATAGGCTGGTGCTACATCTGCCTTAGTTTCGACCTGCTTAATATCCGGTAACGGAGCGCCTTGGGTGATTGCCATTCTTATCTCCTAGCCTTCTTTAGGTAATCCAAAGGACTCTTTTTTGCCGGGGGCGGTAGATCCTTGGGTTTTGCTGACCGATGGTGAGCTCTGATTGAGTGCATCATTTCGTAAAGTTTGTCCGATCCGGCCTTCGTTGACCCGTTACCTAGGGCTGCGACCACATCGGCTGGGAAGACAAACTCCCCGTCCGCAAGCATGGCTGGGATGTCGTCTGACTGCCCATCTCCAGGCCCGGAAACCGCTGCGCCCTGACGGAAGTCTACCCTTGCTTTACCTGAGTGCGCCACCACGGGTAGTCCGCCGCCGGCGTAACTCGAAAGGCCTCCCCGAGCCATCAATGGAGTGGCTAGCCCCCCTTGGGCAGCGGCCATCAGCGAGCCCTCTTCGTCTGCGGGAATCATCTCCCGAAACGACTTTGGCACTGGATTGAATACCTCATTGATGTCCACGGGAACACCGTAGGTAAAGTAGTTATTCATTGCAGCTTCCTCTTGCGCTTGCGCTTGTTTTATTGGTTCGTACTGTTGCTCAAGTAACTGATCGGACTCAACCTTTGCCAAGAACGGATCAAGAGAACCTTTAAATGCCTCTTGTCTCATCCGGCTTGATATAAACGGGTCCTTAAAGGTCAAGTCATCGTCGGACACGATTTGTTCTTCAAACGGAAACATAAATGGCTGCCCTGGCTGGCGCTGTGCCAACTGTGGAGCAGTCAACCGTGTTGAGGTTTGTGAGGTTCCCGATGACGCAACTGGCGGCGCATCGATGATCGGCGGCGTCCAATCGGGCGGAACCGTAGTAACAGTTTCCTCAACTACCTTCTTAGTGTTGCCATCAACAACCGTGGTGACCTGAACATTACTTACCGGATCGGTTTGAACCGTTGTCTGAGTGTTTGTCTTGGTATCGGTTGTAGTCTGAGTCGTAACATTAGTATCTTTATTAACAGCAACTTCAGTAGTAGTGTTAGGCTCAACGGTTGTTTGCGTGACCGTGTTGGTATTGGCATCATTGGTTGTCGTAACCTTGGTATTAGTTGCAAGGTTTTCTTCCGTCCGAGTAGCAGTGTTAGCCTTTGGATCAGTTACCGTGGTGGTCTGAGTATCGGTGCCAACGGTTTTTTCTGTAGTGACATCGGTTTTGGTGTTGGTCTCTGTTGTCTTTGTTATGCCCGTATCTTTGTTGGTGGTAGTGGTTACAGCCACATCCCCCTGATGAACGGTCTTTGAAACATCAGAGTCATTAGCAGCGGCTGAGGTTGTTGCGCCCTTTATGGTTGTTAAATCACCTACTGTAAGCACACCACCCTTGGCGTTTGTTCCAATAACAATGTCCGGGGCCAAGAAGGTTTCGTTGCCTTTTTTGGTTACCGACGAGCCAATCACATCACCAATCGTTATGGCGTTACCCTTGTCATCAACACCGACCGCCTGATTTAAGTCTTTAATTGCAAATGCAGACTGAGGATCTGACTTCTCAACGCTATTAATTAACTGCTCGGCCACCACGGTGTTGGCAATGTTGTTTGCCTGCTCTTGATTAATCCCTGACTTAACCAAATCGGCGCTAATTTTGTTGCCAGCATCAGCAAGGTCTTGGTTCTTTTCAAGGGTCGTTGTGATGATCTGATCGACCGTTGACTTCTGAGCACTTGGAATAGCCGCAGAGGAAATAATCTCATTGGTTGCGGCCCGGTCGGCAAACACATCTACCGTGGCCGTAAATGCACCGACGGTCTTACCAGCGGTCACCGAGGCGATCGTTGCCTGGGTTAGGGCTTTATTTGGATCAAATGTGCCTGTAGCAAAATAATCAGCCGCAATTGAGGCTATCGCCTCTTCTGGATATTCAGTGACCGCCTCCCGGCCTGCCGCTGTAACCGACCGCTTTACCGTGCTGCCAATTGCATCTCCAACAGCATCTCCAGCGGCTCTCTTAATGAACGGAAGCTCTGCCACGGGGCCAAGCACCGCTGCCACCGTTCCGGCTGCTAAAGCTGACTTCTGACCAGCTGCATGAGCCTCTTCCGGTGACATACCGGATTTTTGAGCCATGGCCACTGTTTCGTTGTAGTTTGCACCAGCTGCTTCAGCGGCATTCATGCCGGCGCTAACGGTAAGACCAGCAATTTTACCAATCCACTTGGCAGCACCAACACCTGTAAGCAGCGGGGCAATCTCTTGAACGCCCTCGTTAAAGGGTAAGGTAAAGATTGTGACGGGGTTATCCCACATCGCTTTAAATAGCTCTTTACCTTTTTCTACTGCACCCTCTGCTCTACTTACCCGATCAAAAACATTCTTTTCTGCCTGGGCAATATCTTTACCGACCGCAAATTCGCTCGACTTTTTAAGCTGGTTTGCAGCTTGCATCAAGGCGCTGTCTTTATCGATGACATTCATTGCCATCAGACTGCCTGCCATGCTCTCTGCAAGCTCACCAGTTGCTCGAGTTGTTAGACCAAAAATTCGAACTAAGGGGGTAATTAAATCCTTACTGATCTTGTCGCCAACGACAATCTTTTGACCGTCCTCAGTTGTAGCATTTAGGAAACTATCAAAAGTGCCCAAGGATGACAGAGCATCACCAACTGCTGTTTGATCATATCCAGCGTAGGTTCCCTTACCATTTGCCACGCCCATCTGAGCTGCACGGATCTGATCCGAGGCGGCAGCCAGCGATGGGTTCTCTTCTCGGGTGTCAGTGCTGTACTGCTTACCGTTCCAGGTAAAGATTTGGCCTGGGCCAAGCTGATTCCTGGCTGTCTGATAGGCATTGGCAAAAGTATCCTGCGCGGCAACATTTTGCTCTGTAACCTGTTTAGCGATATCGGCAGCCGTAGCTGACACTTGATAGGTTTCGCCGCCAAAGTTAAAGGCTGTGTACCCTCGAGCTGCGGCCAAGGCGGCAGCCTCTTGGGGTGTGTCTGCCTCAGTATTAGAGATTTTTAAGGTATTACGCTCAATGGTTCGAGCTGCTGCATCATCAAATCCAGCAAACTCTTCAAGATCTACCTTCTCTATACTTTTCTCAATCTCGGTTTTTAAACTATCAGCTGTTTTGACAGTTGTATCCGATACTGGAATGAATGCCTGCTGAACCTGACTGATTGCCTCAGCAGCGTCATTGGCCTCCTCTTCTGAAGCACCATTGGCTAGCGCTGCGCTTACAATTTTGTCTTTTGCTGTGTCAGCACCACCTGTTACATCTCGATTTACAACCTCTACAATTTTTGTAGTGACATCTGGATTCGTAACATTATTGGCAGCCTGTAAGGTTCGATCCAAACCTTTTACGGCGCTTACCGCTGCGCCGATATTTCCAGTTGATATTGCCTGAACTACACGGGCTGCAGCAGCAGCTGTCTGAAGGTCGCTACTATTTGATAACTGACCACCTATTTGAGCCGCTGAAACCCAATCTTCTTTTGATATAGCGTTTGCTAAATTGGCCGCTTTTGTAACATCTGAAAAGGTAATGTTTCCTGCGACATTAATGTTTCCAACACTGCTCGCTATGGTTGGATTATTTGAAAGCGCTGTTACAACCCCTAATGGATTGTTGTTTTGTATTGCACTGGCCACATTGGCAGCCGTGGCCACATTTGTGTACCCGCCCATACTGGCAACTGACGCTATTGCTCCAAGGTAATTACCCTGACTGATTGCAAAAGCTGCATTGGCTGCCACCGCAAACGGTTGTACACCAGGGACAAATGACGCAACGGTTAGGGCTTGAGAGATAAGCTGGCCCTGACCTGTATCTTGACCATAGGTCGTAAACTGCAGCTTTCCAGTGGTTGGGTTAACAATCATGTTGTAACCCGTCATGCCTGGACCGCTATAGGTCTTGCCAATCTGAATGCTATAAGGGTCGGTTGCCGAGGTGTACCCCAAGGTTTGGGTCGGGGTCTTAACTACCTTTCCAACCGATATATCGGGCAAAAAATACTGGGTGTAAAAATTTCCCTCTTCATCTCGGACCTGCCTGCTTTGAACTCTTGCCAGCTCAGCCGGGGTTAGCTCTCGATTAATACCCGCGCTGCCTGCGCTTTCATCAAGGGCGATGTAAGGATTAAAAGCTGACACCATGTATTTTGGCGTCGTTGATCCTTCCTCAAACCTCTGCGAAACCTGGCCCTCACGGAGCATGTCCTCGAGTTTTATTTGGCTAAGATCGGTTACGCCTCTGCCAATTAGCTCCTTGGCCATATCCAAGACGACCTGCTCACCAGCGCTTGGATCTCGCCCTAGAATTTGTTTGGCTTGGTCATAGGTAAAGCCTACAGACTCACCTCGAGTTCCAAATATGCCGCCGCTGAGCTGCCCAAGGTTAGGGATAATTTGAGATGCTAGATTTAAGACTGTTCGCGTGTCGTAGCTTTGACCATCGCGCTCGATTGTTGCAGGCCTATTTAAATCAGTTAAAAGTTGTTGTGCGGCTGTAACATTTTGAGCATATTTTGGGTCATTAAAACGAGATGCCTGCTCATAGAAAGACTTTGGAAAATCCTTTGGATCAAGTTTTCCTGAGGCAATCTGTTCTACATAAGCCTGCTTACCAGGTGCGTTTGGATCTGTTACACCGATACTTTCGTAAACGGTGTCAACAATTTTTTGTGCCTGATCTTTTGTTGGCGCAAGTAGCTTTAACTGCTCTTCAGCTTTAAGAACATTTTCCTTATAAAGCGGATCGGTTACCCCGACAGCGGCTTTTAAAAATGTCTTTTGAAAGTCTTCTGGTTTGACTGCGCCAGACTGAAGCTGTTGTTGCCAAAAGTCTTTGCCTGGAGCATCGGCAGCTGTGACACCTACGCTTTGGTAGGCCTGGTCAATAATTTTCTGACGGTTTAAATTTTCAATCTGTTGCTGAGCCAGCCGAACATTTTCAGCGTATTTTGGGTCAGTTACCCCAGAAGCTGCTTGTAAGAATGTCTTTTGGAAATCCTCAGGTTTTATTGCACCAGTTTGGAGCTGCTGCTCCCAGTGGGCGCGACCAGGGGCGTCAGGGCTAGTGATCCCAATATCTTTATAGGCTTGATTAATTAGGTTGTAATTTTCAAGTCCTGAGTAAGCGGGCGTAATGTTTGCTGTTTGAAAAAACGACGATTGCTGGGCAGGCGTGTATCCAGTAGCCGCAGCAATATCGGATGCGGAAAGCCCAAACTTTGCAGCTGCATCAGCGATCGCCTTTGGGTTATCAACATTTGCGGCAACAAAGCTGCTTATGTCTTGTGGGCTAATCATTTTTAAGCAACCCTCGGATTAATTGATGCCAATAACGCTGCCGCCCAGTCATACCAATTCTCATAATTTTCAGTCGATGGAATGGCCTCATTGGTGAAAATATCAATTGCCTTAAGTCCATCGCCCCACAGCTTCCAGTCTGTCAGTGGGCCAGGGATCTCAAGCTGCTGAGCTGCGTACTGTTCGCACATCAGTGCTGCCCAAGACTCAAAGGTATGAAACCGTGGGTCATAGACCAGCGGCTGGCCACCAGCAGGAGTAAGCGGAGTTGTCATGAATATCCTCTTACATCGCCAATATCTGCGTTTAGGATGACTCGACCAAGCTGATAATTGCCTCCGACGGTGTTAGATATGAACTTCAGCCGCAACTCTCGGCGTTGCTCTTTCATATCAATTTTGCCGGTCCCAGGGTCGAAGTTATAAGGCGCCGAGTCTTGGTCGTCTATTTGTGCATATGGCCGGCCAGTCACAATCAGGCTCATTTGCCCGTTTTGAACAAAGTCTGGCTCCACCCGCTCAAGCCTTAGCCATCGGTTTGCCCCGTCCATTGTGGGTTGGGACGGGCCGCCGGCTACCCAGCCAAGATCCGATGTTTCAAAATAGGACTCGACAGCTGTAATCGTTTGGCCGTTGATTGCGTCGGTACCGATCTCGTGCTGATAAATCTCAATCCGATCTTCAGGGGTTTTAAAGGTCAGGCTAGCTGTGTTCGATGCGGTCGGTGCGGCAGACAGGGTCAAAACCATGACATAAAGAGCGGTAACTGGGATTGAGAATCCTGCCCCGCCGAGACCACCGAGGTTTGCGTCGCTTGCCGAAAGGGCATCTCCAATCTCGTAGGCAGCCCCGTAATTCACTAAAGTCACGGCTGTCACCCCGCCACCGGACACGGTGATATTTGCCGTTGCGCCAGACCCTGATCCGCCAGTAAGCGGAACATTGTTATAGGTCGCATTTGCGTACCCCGAGCCTGCGGTAATCGATCCGAAAGTCTTGATCCCGCTGGATTGGATATTGGTGATTGTCGTGCCGGCCGGGATGTCGGTGCCGAAGACTAGGTAATTAGTCTTTAGATCCGTGTAATAGGTATCTAAGGCAATCCTAGTAAACCCGCTTATGTAGGTCATGCTAGCCGTCAGGACTGTTTCCTGGGGCAAGGTCACCCAGTCAGCCTCAACCGGGAAAGCGAAAACTTGAGAGAAATACCCGGCTGATCTACGGGAGCCTAAGGCTGTCCCGGCGTCATACCAAGTGTTCTCGCGGATGTTATAGATAATGGCGTCATTACACTCCGCCGAATTACCTCTTGGATAGAACCACCACACCTCACCAAAACGGGGAACTTTGGTTGCCCAGACCTTTTGTCTTTGGGCGTAGTTTAAATTGTCAAAGAAGTAGTTCTGGTTCATCTGATTCGGAATCTCTTTGACAACACCGTTATAGAGCAAGAATCGGTCAACCCCAATCCAGTAATAAACGCCGTCATACTCAATAACGCACTGAGAGGACAGAATTGATGTCTGCGAGGAGATAATGTCGTACCGCCAAAAGGTTGGCGCAGCGAAGTCTCCTGAGTTTGGTATACCCAAAGACTGAGGTGCGTATGAAACCCGAACCAAAGAATCTAACGACCAAAAGAGCCCAGAGGGTGAGTTTGATCCACCTCTGACCGGAAGGCCTTGAACAATCTTTCCAGTGGCCACATTGGTCTCGTTTGCATCAGCTGAAACCCAATCTTGAGCGTTGCCGGCCGAGCAGTTTCTAATTAGACCGTTGTTTCCGTAAACGAACACATAGGGGTGCAAGACAACCACGCCACCAGAGACAGAAACATTATTATTAAAGGTGGCCGTTACAGTTGCCGATGCAGTAGCGTTTTGGCTCATCACCACATTGACGCCTGACACCGAAACAACTGTCGTGTTCGCTGGTATTCCCGCTCCGGTAATTGTTTGTCCTGCGCCTACTAAAAGGTTTGTGGCCCCTAAGGTAATGTTAGGAGAGGCGTTTACTGTCGTTACTGAAGCCGTAAACACCCCAATCTGACTCATTGTGGTGCCATTGATGTCACCGATTAAAACGGGGGTATTCGTGGTGTTATCGATAGCCGCAATGTTTTGCCCCGGATGAGCTACCAATGAGCTAACCCCGGCTCCGGCAACATCATAAAAGCCATCGAACTGCCACAGGTTTAAAGCTGAGGCAGTAAAGTTATTGACGGTAAAGTTTGCTACCCCAGCCCCTACGCCGTTGTCGTCAATAACAAGCTCTTGAAGACCGTCGGAATAGCCAGAAAAGATGTAGTTAAAGTTATTCTGAGCGTTAACCCAAATACCCCTGGACGGACCTGTTAGCTCATTAGAGATGACCCGATAACCGCCCATTTTACGGGGGCGGCCACGCTGGAACCTGACCCAGCGGCCATCGTTGTAATACTGCTTATCAAAAGTCGTACCGTCGCGCTGAATCCCCGCAAGGGTATCGATAGCAAAAACTTTTTGCGTCATCAGTAAGTCCCACCAGATACGCCGCTAGTGAAAGTTCCTGTTGTTCCTGAAACGGCACCTGAAAAGGCGCCTGCACCAGTGACGGTTATTCCAGTGGCTGTTGCCCTAAATCTTTGAGTTCCAAGCACCGAAACACCAAACTGTCCGGCCCCTGGTCTGTAGACACCGGTTGTCGTTTCGCTTGCAAAAGAAAGGCTTGGGCTACCCACATTGCCGTCTGCTAATTGGATACTAGAAAGTCCAGCCAGAATCGTTGAGGCATTTAGCAGATTGACAGAGTCGCAAAGCAAAATTGCCTGCTGACCGGCAGGGATAACTGCAGTACCAGATCCCGCTACACCAGTCGTAAAGGTGATGGTGTAATTTGCCCCGGTTCCATCGGTCTGATTGGTGATGTAATAAACTTGGATGGTCTGGGGTAAGTTGACCGTTACATTTCCCGCCAAGGTTCCGGTGTACTTTTGGATCACATTGGCCGCCTCGACCGGGGTCAATGTGTAAGATCCGTTAGTAACCGCCTTAGTTAGCTGAGTAAAGTTAAACTCAGTTGATCTTCCTAGTCCGACACTGAAAAATGCAGTTCCTGAAGATATGACGAAGCAGGAATCTGTCGGTTGAAGATCTAAGGAAGCTGATGAGTCGATCAGCTGACCGCCAGACGGGGATATAGTGACCGTTCCCGTGCCGTTATTACGGATAAGCGTAAACCAGTTATTCCCTAAAGTAGACGCTGAGGTTAGGGTTATCGTCCCTGCCCCACCCGTCCAGACGACAGTCTGAGCTCGATCTGTGTCATCAAGCGTAAAGTTTGTTGAGTAGGTTCCGACCGGATGGGACTGATTTAGAGTGTTGGCAACAGCCAATAAACCATATCCAGCCAGCGTAGAGGCATCCACATTTGAGGTTCCAACGCCGAAAGCAATTACACCCCAGGTACCGGCGGTATTTGCATTGGTCTCAATGTAGATATATTTGGCTTGGCCAGCCGCAACGGCGACAATTGTGTTTCCGGCGTAGTCGGCTACCGTAAATGTATTGGCTCCAACATTTCGGATTAGGGCGTCATTACCGACCGATGTCTGATTAGCCGGGGGCATCTTAAGCAGCAGCCCTCCGGTGGTCGCCGTGACCTCCATGATCCGGGCGGCATAGTCGTCCGTGGCGTTACCGTTAATCGGCCACTCCAGCTGGGTGTTAGCGGAGATTGAGAAGGCCCGAAACGACACATCGGTCGGCTGGACCACATTACCGGTAAATGGACTGTTGTAGCTCATTATGAATCCAATACAGTAGATTGACGGTCAGCGATCCGTGTCAGGTCTTCAGTCTTCAAGGTGTTAATGATCTTGTCGTACTGGGCCTGCCACATCGGCATACGCTCATCGTTTTTAAGGAACGGCATGGCCTGCAGGAGGCTGCCGTAAAGCAGCGCCTGCGGGGCGTAGATCGTGAACCAATTGGTTTGATTTGAGGAATCCAGGGGCTGAATCCGCTCGTAATAAAGCACCTCAAAGGTGTACCCTGAGGCAGGGGTAGGGGCTACTAACCAGTGGGTATAGTCGTAGTCGCAGTAAAACTTAGGAACCTCGGTTTGGGTTGGGTCTGGCCAGTACTCCCGCAGGTACTCATATTTGCGGAGCAGGACAGGCTTGCGCTCCCCGGCCACGACCACATTCATGGACACCGTCTTATGCCACCGGGCGGGCTTATCGATTACCGGCTGGGTGGCCACCATGGTGCTCTGCATCACGGTCAGGTTGCCTAAGAACTTAATCTCTGAGGCGATAACCTGCTCGGCCAGCATGATGAAGGTAGGAATCTTCTCAAGCGTGGCCGTGTCCGTGCGCTCCAGGTAGGTCGAGATATCGTCTACCAGGGAGTCATAGGTCATCACCGCAGCGACTGTCATTACCAGCTCCTATACTTTTTGGTCTTCTCAGCGATCGACTTGGGCTGGGAGACAAACTGTTTTCCGGCCGCTTTGCCTTCCCGCTTAGCCCGGGTCGTGGCGGCGTATTCCGAGGACGACAGGCTTTGGATGGCCTTTTTGGGCAGATACCGCTCCCCGGTGGCCTTAGGACCCTGCGTAGAGGGTTTTCCAGACTTCGTTCCCCACTCCTGCTTTGACCACTGGGAGAGGCTGTTATCGGCCCGTTTTGGGCCTTTATAACCACCCCCGGAAGACTTGTACTTCTGAGTGGCCAGCTGAGCCTTCCTGGCCGACCATTGCCCAGGCGAGCCACCCTTACCCGAGGCCTTGACCTGGGCGACGATGCGCTTCCATTTTCCTGGGTTGGATTTGACTGCGCTGCTCATGAAAAGGCCCTTGTTCCCTGTTTATCAATTATCAGCTTTTGGCCTCTAGGCTGCATCTGAGGTGTGTTTGGAACAGAGATATGCGTCCAAGAATCAAACTCTAGGATGATCTGATCAAAGGGTACTTGGGCGGCTATGCAGGCCTCCACCACCTCCCGTGGTTTCATCCCCGGAACTCTGAGGTCAGCCGCACAGCCTAAACGGTGTTGTGAGGTGTCTTTAGATCCGACAGCGTCATTTACAGGCTTAGACCTGTAGGCGCTGTTGATCATCACGGCTTTGCCGCCTATCGCTTTTTTGACTTCTTGGAGGAGGGCTGCGAGTCTTTTGAGATTTTCGATTTCAGACTCATTAGGCGTGTTTTCAACGCCGAGCCGAACTGCCGTATCCGAGCGAGTAAGTTCTTCATAGGTAAAGTTCTCCGAAAGTTTATCGGTAGGGTTCATTTTTTGCCTGCCATTGCGTCAGTTTTCTCTTTAGATCCCGCTGAAGATCCGTAGTAGTAATACACCGCTGCCATAAGAACAGCATCCAAAGTTCCTAAAGCCCTTGCCACCAACTCCCTCATGTCGCTGGCAATAGTTCCGTTAAATAGCTTGTAATTGACCAGGCACCAAATCACAAAGGTCACCGCGCACATAATCCTCGGAGTCCACACATCCCCGGTTTTGGCGGCCATTTCACGGGCTGAGTTACGGTCTCCAGCGTGAATCTCCTCAAGTTTGATGTCTAACTCTTTCATCTTGATCTTGAGATCAGCCTCGACCTGCTTGAGTGCGGCCATCTGATCGGCATTGATATTTCCCGATGACAGCGCCTCTTTAATTTGATCTTTGGTCGCGTCTTTCATGCCCAGCGCAGAACCAATGGCGTCTACAGCCATTCCTGCCAATGGGCCTCCAAGAAGGGTTGCCGCTGTTGGCGCAATTTTAGTGAGCCATTCCATTAGTTTTTCCCCATGTTTACGGTGTCATCGCCTTTGCAAACAGTTACCTTTCCGTCTTCAACATCCACCCGCATAGGCGGTTCTTTCTGATCTAGTCTGGCAATAAGGTTCTGGATAACCTGAAACTCGGGTTTTTCTTCTTTGTCCCGCGTTCCGGTGATGCCGCCAATCATGGAGATTAGGGCCATAATGACGCCAGATGCCATGCCCACAATCGGAGTCAGTGCCTCAGAAGATAACTGCATAGCCGAATAAATCACCATGCCCACCATTAGTACGATGGCTGGAATGCCTATTACCCCGATTACCTTGCTGGCCAGTTCTTTTGCGCTTTTTTCCATCACCACACCTTTGTAATTTTGAGTATTGCGTACATCACAAAAGCTAAAACCCCTAGCACTAACCACTCATTCCGAGTCTGCTTACGGTCTGATTCAAACTCCCGCTGCAGCTCTTTCTTTTCTTTTCTTATCCTTACCTCTAGCTGCTCTACCTCTTGAACCGCTTTCCTGCCAAACTCTTTCTCAATGTTCCTAAACGCATCCTCTTTTTGCTTACGGATGTTGTACAAAATCCGATACTCGTTGATGGCGTCGATGAACATCATGTCGCCTCGACGCTGAACTTCCTGCTGTTTCTTGCGCCAAGCAACCCTTGCTCGAGCCTCTTCGTCCAAAAAGGCATTGACTTCCTTGGCCGTTTCCTTGATGTCCCGACCAGCCTTTAAGGCCTCGCGGATACCGCCAAGAGCAGTTTGGACGACCTTTGATGGGTCGGTGGGATCGGGCAGCACTCAAAGGCTCCATAAGAAAAAGGACCATCCGATGATTATGAGTAAGACACCCAAGAACACAAAAGCCCAAAATCCCACATTAGAGTCCAATCAATTTTTTAAAGAATTCAGCAGCAACACCAGGCCCAAACAGCACCACAATAATTACGGCGTAAAGCAGATACTCAATCTTGCTCATACGGCGATCGCCCTCGCGTAATGAAGCAGAGATCTGCTCATAACGAGTAGCGCAAACGGCCTCGTGGACGGCCAATTTGGTCTCTACAGACTGATCAATCACTTACTTTTCCTTATTAACTAAATTTTTTGTACTTTTAAAAAATTTTTTATAACACACTTACCTTTCCAGAAGAAAATATATTGTTTGTGTTTGGTATTTGATCTGGCATTAAAATTTCTGACTCCTTACTTTCTGCGTTACGCAAAGCGTGAACGCAATAAGCGATGGTTCCATTTTCTAGCGCTTCAATAAAATGTCGTTTTCCTGCCTTTGTAATAAACACATGAGGAGCTTTAAAAATTGTTTCACTTCCATCAACATTAACTTTTACTGATCCACAAGCCACCAAAGTTAAATGATCAAAATTATGGACATGACCTTCGTTCATATCGCCTATGTTTTGAAAATTCATTTGACGAATCCATAAATTTGATGCAACTGTAATTTTTGTATCTGGATAAGCCATTACCATTTACCTTTTGGGCATTTTGCAATTTGAAATTGAATTTTTGTTTTGACAGGACATCCACACGCTCTGCATTGCATCACTTTAATAATTGGCATTAACCGTAATTGATCACACCCCATACAAGTTTTTAATCTTGTAGTTTGTAAATCTTTAGTACTAATAACTTGTAAATTCATAATTTATAAATTGGAAATTGGAATTTCTACTGGGTTATTTTCAATAACACCAAGCTCTACCAATACATCTGCAACTTGTTTTTTGAAGTGAATTTGTTCCCACATTTCAGAATTGGCTATAACTTCTGGATCAAGATCCAATGGAATATTTTCTAAATTTGCAAGAGATTTTCTTGTTGTTTCGCACTCAATACCAACAAGAGTTTGAATGTATGACAAATCAGCATCTGGAGATTTTTGTGCCTCTATCGCTTCAATAGGAGGAGCGTAATCTTTTATGATTTGTTCTAATTCTTGTTGATTTTTTGGAAGAGGGTTTGTTAGCCTCAAACTTGCCCATGTTCCATCATCAAAAAATACCTCTAATGTTTTTAATTGATTATCAAATTTTGTAATTTTGTATTTTAATAAACTCATGCTAATCCTCCAGCGACGGTGCCGCTATTGTTTAATGTTACAGCGCTAGATCCTTTAACTAAATATCTACCAGCAGTTCCAAAAGTAGATCCAGCGGACCCAGTTAAACCACTTCCAACATTTCCGTTTGCACCGGTTGACCCAGTTGCTCCAGCGGTTCCAGAATTTCCAAATGTTCCTCCATTGCCGCCAGTACCACCAGTACCACCAGTACCGGCATTAGTGCCACCTGCGGCTCCAGCAGATCCAGCGGAACCATTAGATTGCGATTGGCTATAACCTTGCCCAGCGCCACCATTACCACCAGCACCAGCAGCTCCACCACTTGTAGATACAGTTTTGCTACACGCATTAGACCCAATACAAGTCCAACAAGCTCCTTTTCCGTTATAACTGCAAGTTCCTATACAAGTCGTAAATCCAGTTTCACTACACGATCCATTACAACCACTTGGGTTGCATCCACCACCAGGACCTGTTTGTGTAGTAGATCCAGACCCTCCTTGACCACCAGCGCCGCCTTTGCCACCACCGCCACCACCACCGCGAATATTTGCGCCAGAGTTGTTGTTAATTACAACAGTTTGATTTGGATAGTCAGCGTAAATTGCATCTCCGCCGTTTCCACCTGCGCCACTTGTTCCAGCAGCACCACCAAAACCATCAATATTTCCGCTGTTGTTTATAGTAATAGTTGAATTGGTTGGAAATTGACCAACCGTTAGAGCGGTACTACTTCCAGTTCCGCCAACTGTCACTCCAGAATTAATGTTTAAAATTACATTTTTAGCTTCGGTTGGTGATCCCGCAGCCGTAAACAAATTATAATTTGTTGTTGTTGAAGATAGCGTTATTGTAATTGTCGGAAGACCATAAGACCCACCAACAAACGCTGCAACAATCCCAGTCATGTTACATTCCCAGAAACAATGCAGACGGTTCCGCTGAGGAATAGGATATTTGCCAATCCCCTAGTAGCCAGGGTCATGGTGCTCTTATCCGTGTCCGTGCCCGCGATGTAGGCGGTTGTAATCGTGCAGGTGATCGTTATGTTGCCAGTTGTGTTGTTAGCAATAACAATTGCATCTCCGGTTGAAAACACGCCATCTGGAATTGTCACCGAGCCGCCGGAACCCACCTGAATGTACTGTCCAACATCGCTGGTTGCCAGCGTGTAACTGGTCGTCTTAGCTGATCCAGATTGTGGAATAGCACGAATATTACCGGCTGAGTCAGAAATTATTCCAGAAGTATTGATCGTCAACCTAGTCGTGCCGTTAGTCTGCAGCTCAAGCTGGCCCGAGGCGTCCCCGGTCGAGATCAAGCCACCCGAGCCGGATGAGGTTGCGTTTATGGTTGATGGCATTTCTTACTCCATAATTTTTGTTGCTGATGCCTGAGAGATGACATTTGAGGCAACCAGAAAATCAACCAGCTCCTGCGCTCCGGCCTGCTCTTTGGGCAACTCAGCCTTCACCGTGACAATCTCTGGTGCTGAGTTGTTATCCCATTTGGTCTTCTCAGCCAGGCTCATGCCTTTACGGAAGTCATCCGCTGTCCACGAGCGAGGAGCGGGAGGTGCCGGGGGAGGCGGCTCTGGTTTTACCAGTTGACCGTTTACCCAGCCGTCACCGTTAGCCGCATTGTCAGGAACTTGGGTGTCGTAAAGTTTGGCTATGTCTGGGTGATAGATCTTTTCTGGATCAGTCCAAGCCACATCTCGAATTTGACCGTTTTCAATCCATGCGTATTTCATGATCAGAATCCTTCTGTCCAATAAAGAACAACTACACCCGTGCCGCCTGAACCTGCGGTAACACCACTACCACCACCCTGTGAAGCGCCACCACCACCTCCAGCATAACTACCTGATCCGCCTCTTGTAGCTGCACCGCTTTGGCAAGACGCTCCGCCTCCACCACCAAGCGGACCACCATTTCCGCCAACTGCTGGGCTAGCCGAGTCACCGGAAGAAGCCCCACCACCTCCACCACCTAAACCGCCATCACCGCCAGTTGGATTTGACGAACCAGTACCGCTATAAGCCCCACCACCGCCACCACCGGGTGAACCATTGCCACCAAAACAAATTACCGTACCACTTGCGCCGGCTCCGCCGCCGCCACCATTTAAGGTTTGATAAATAACATCAATCCATGTGCCGCTACCAAAACCATTACCCGCTCTCATAAATGCACCAGATGTACTAAATGCACCAATACCAGCACCATTTGATCCAGATGCGTTTGCTGCTCCGGAAACTCCACCTAAAACTGTCGAACCAAACGATCCGCTCCCGCCATTTCCACCAATGACATTACCGCCTGCTGCTGATTGGCCATTTGAACCAGATCCACCACCGCCAGTCATAAAGGCTTGACTAGCAACTAATGCGTCACCACCTCTAAATCCTGCACCGCCGCCGCCAGTAGCTTGGTTTCCTTGGTTTACCGAACTACCAATATTTCCACCACGGCCATTTGACCCAAGCCCGCCACCACCAGTTGAAGAGGGTTGTGTGCTTGATCCTGAATTTGTTCCACCCGCCCCACCAGTGCCGTAGTGAGATCCAGCACCACCACCACCTCCGGCTGTATTGTTTGAAGATTGCCCGGTTCCACCAGCACCACCAGAGGCGGTATATGAACCTCTTAGAGTTGTAGCAGCAGTTCCTGATCCACCAGATCCAGGTGTATTTCCAGAAGCGTTAGTACCGCCAGTAGCGGTTAACAAAGTTCCATAAGAACTTGTTCCTCCTTGACCTCCTACTGTTATGGTGTCAAGCGTCTGTCCAGGAATAACATCAATAACTCCATATGCAAACCCACCTCCACCTCCCCCAGCGCTCGGAGTGCTGGAAGTATTAGTTGATGCACCATTGCCGCCACCACCCCAAACAGCTACACCGATTTGATATACATTTTGTGGTACGACTTCCGTAGAGGTGGTTGAAGTGATAAGTTTGAATTGCGCCCATCGAGCAGGCGCTACACGGGTTGCATAATTAGGCGGCAACCCAAAGCCATACATTCCCTTATTCATTAGAAGTCACCTCCGTAAGCGATTACACGAACGCCGGTCTGCGTTACAGTTACTGTAGCCCGCAGAGAATACCCAGTAGGAATTGTCAGCGGCATGATGTTGGCATTACCGTTGCTTGACAGCTGAGCGGTAAACGCTGGCGCTGTTGTGCTTGAGGTAACCGCAATTACCGGGATCTGTTGCCACAAGAAGTAGGTTGTGCCATCAAAAATAAACAGATTAACAATACATGCGGTCGTTGTGGCTACACCCTGAACATCAATGTAGTCAATCCGCGAGCCGCTGGAACCCGCCGTAAATACCGTGCCAACCGTCGTGGGCGCGGTCAGCGATGTATCCGCTGTCGTTAAAAGCGCAGATCCGACCTTTGGGGTGGCTGCGTACTGTGCAGAAGTTGCCATTTAAATCTCCTTAAATTAAGGCAAATGAATCGTTGACTGTTCCGGGAGACACATTTGCCCCGGTCGCTTGGGTAACAAAACCTTGAGCACCACCTGATATTGAAGTAAAGCTCAAGGCCCCGCTACCGTTAGTCTGTAGAACCTGGCCAGTTGTGCCATCCGCTGATGGAAGGGTAAAGGTTAGGTTTGATGCAACAGAGGCAGGTGCCTGCAGCTCTACATAATTAGTGCCGTTATCGGTATCCTCGCCCAGGCGCAGACGACCCTGGGTGGTTGATGTACCCTCTGCGGTAAAAATTCCATCGCCGTTGATAATTGCTGGCATGATTTACTCCGGTTTGTTAGGCCACTGAACATTGTGGGGAAAGCCAGCCTGCGCCGGTACATCACGCAGGGCTTGGCAATAATCTTTCCATGCCTGGCTGGGCGTCATGTCGCTACGGAAGCGCCAGTCGGTATCGGCCAGTCTCTGGTTGCGGTCAGCCCGGACGGACTTCTTGGTCTCTTCATCCTTAGCCGCCTTGCCTTCGTCATCCAGGGTCTGCACGACATACTTGGTGTGCCACTTATCCCCGATCTGCTCGACACCCTGTCTGGCGACATACTCATACGGGCCAGAGGTTGAGGGTTGCGGGCCTTCAAAGACCGGATCGACACCGATGGCCTGCATCACCTCGTCGGTCAGCCGGTCGAAGGTCGGGCCGTTGTTGTCTTTTAGGTACTGACGAAGTTCACCCTCGTACATCACTGCGCCGTTTGATCGAAGTCTAATTTCCATGTTTACCTCTAGGCTATCGCATAAGACCAGCCGGACTTATTATGACGACACCGCCATTGAATTGTCACGGCTGGAATGTTTAATTCCTTTGCTGCCTCGGTTGTTGAACCAAAAACACCAAAGGGGCTGACTACGGTCTTTGCTCGGTAATTATTGCTTCCACCAACAGCAATAGACATTTTTGCTTTTACTTCAGGTCTGTGCATTACGTTTTTCTCGCCAATAGCCCAAGGTTTTGGCTTTCCTTTTAATGCCTCAGACTTCTTGCGCTTGGTCTCCTCGCTATTGGGTTTACCAAGGTTTCCGTCACGCACATTGATCTTTCCAAGGCCGATAAACACGTTGCCGACCTCATAGCAACCTTTATCACCTATACGGCACATACAATATTTGTCTGCACCACGGCCACGTTGATCCCATTTACCGGAATCAAGCCAAATCTGTTTCCACTCATCAAAAGTCAATTTAACTTCTATGCCTCTAGTTTTGGCGTTTGACTTATGTTGCGTGTAGGCTTTGAGGAACGGATCTCTTGTCATGGTCAGGCCACCGCAAAAAATATGAATGTCCCACCGTTAGCGTTTATTGCCGCCGGTGCGGTACTACTAATCTCAAACCCTGAGTTTGCGGTGTCAATGTAGTCTGTATTGGTGACTTCCGCCGCCGTTGAGTTTAGAAGCAGATATGGATCGTTCCCGGCCACTATGCCGCGAGCCGAATCCCAGACGTACCAATCGCCAGTGTTGTCTGATCGCTTAATCATTACAAAACGACTTCCTGCGGTGAATCCACAATCAATAGTTTGTGTTGATCCTGTACCCGTATAGAAGCCTACTTTGCTTACTCCTGCAACGGTGGCAAACAAATAAGCTACATAAGTAACTCCGGAGGCATTTACTTCATTTGTTGAACCAACAGTAAAAACTGAAGATGTTGCATTTGTATTATTCCAATATGCACTTGAACCAGCATAAGCGCTAGTTGAATTCAATATAAGTATGCCAGCACCTTTGTTGTTTGGTGTGTAAACATTCCACCACTCGCCTGATGCGCTTCGAGCCTTCACCCACATCATTTGTGGTTCAACAGTTAAATTATGAGTAACTGTTCTTCCTGACGTACCATTACCCGTATAGCAGACCACATCAAAGAAGCCAGGGGCGCGTTTGAAGTGCCATCTTGCTTGATTATTGTTGTTATAAGAAAGTTGAAAACTATTTTGTAAATCAAATTGGCAAACACTTACAGTTTGTTCTGCGGCAGTTGAGGCTGTTCCACCAAAATATTTGTTATTACCAGCTAAACGATAAACCACAACAGAATTAAGAGCATTTCCTGATTGGTCACCAGAAATACAAAGATCAGTCGGAAACCCAACAGCATAAGACGATGACCCAGCATGAACTTTTGGATAGAACACACTCGTCCCACTCGTAGGCGTTTTCATCGGCCCACGGCGAATGGCGATGTAGATCATTGTGTTGCCATTGCCGTTTACTTCACTAGAACTAGAAACAAGCGTGAATCCTGTTGCGGTAGGGCTTAGATAATCATTAGAGAGTTCAGCACTTGAACTGTTTGCGATTAAACGCTGGTCATTACCGCTTACAACCATGCCACGCATATTGTCAATTATTTGCCAGCTTCCTGTGGTGCCAGCATTTTTTATCATTAACCATTGCGGTTCATAACCAAGAGTTACCGTTGGCCCTGATGTAGAGCCGTTACCTGTGTAAGAACCACAAGTAATCACATTATCCGAACCGGTTAGGCCAAAGCCGCCAGCATCGTGGGCGAAGAGGTAGGCGACGTAGTTAAAGCCATTTGAGTTTACGTCTCCGGCTGTTCCTACCCCAAAAGTAGTGGCGTTCATGTCAGGTGGGTTTGTTTCGCTACCCCAATAATTTGATGCTTGGTCTGCATACGCGCCAGTGCTGTCTAAAAAGGCAGCAAATTTTCCATTGGTTTGAGTTCCAGAACGATGCCAAACAGCCCAAGAACCTGTTGAGTCATATCGTTTTATTATTATGCAGCCGGGCGCAGAACCAAGATTGTGTGCAACCGTGCGTGGAGAACCTGTCCCCGTATACGTCACAATATCAAAGAACTTTGGTTGCTCTCGGAATGTCCAAGAAACTAAAGTATCAGCAGAAAAATTATATGTACTGTCTGTTCCTAATGTAAAACCAGTAGTTCCAAACGCCGTCAAAGAATTTGCTAAGGTTGACTGTGCATTTGTCAGGTTGGTGTAAATAACATTGTTTGCGCCGCGAGTTGTGTCGTAAATACCATTATCACTTGTACTTCCACGGTTTTTTAACCAAACCATCCCACCTTTAGTGGACAGATCAATGTTGTTGGTAATGGTTTGTGTAGAACTGTTTCCTGTATAAAGGTATGTCGAAAAGACATCCTCAATGTAATTAACTGCCGCAGACTGGGCGAACTCCCCAAATCCCTGAGCAGATGCGGCGCCTTTTGTAGCGATTAGAGGCATCTCAACCTCCAGCCCTTGCTTAAGTTTTCTGTAGCTGTAATAACCTGAAGGTTCCAAGGCACATGAAGCCCGCACACTTCAGGATTGTGAATTGGAACCACATGGTCAACATGGTACTTAATGCCAGTTTGCATTTCTTTGGCTTTGGCAATTTCGTAGTGTTCCAAAATCTGCGCCTTATTTATGTTATTTAACCACTTTGGGGTAGCCATGTCTTGCGCGGCTCTTCGTCTTGCCCGATTTGCAACATAACGAGCTTGATTAGCCTTGTAATACTCATGCAAATAATTTGGGTTGCGCTCATGCCATTTTTTTGAAGCGTTTCTAACAGACGATTTTGCTGCTTCTGGGTTAGTAACACGCCACTCTTTTTCTGGATTTTTCTTGCGCCATTTTGCGGTTGATTTGTTTACCTTGTCACGGTTCTCAGCATTCCAAACATATTGTTGCAACTGCCTGCATCGACGGCAAGTTTGATAATACTTACCGCTGACTTTATGAAACTGAAAGTCAGTCTGAAGTTTATCTTGTTGGCACTTGCGGCAAATTGGCATTTTTATGCAAACCTTGTCTGAGAAGCAAATACTGTAAAGGCGGCATTCCCAGTTTTTATGATCGTGTAAACATAAGCATCAATGCTGCTAGCGTTACCCGCCGACCAAGCCGTGCCACCCTGATACTTTGGCGTAACACTCGATCCATCGACCTGCACCACATTGTTGTAGTAAGCCGTTGCACCCTGAGTCACAAAGAAGGCCACGGTCAAAGACTCGCCGGTTGCCATCAGGGTATTAAGACTCGTGCCGCTTGATCCACGGAAGTTAACCGTCCAGTTGGCCGAGGCATTCGAGGTGTAATACAGCACCGCCTGGGTCGTCACATCGTAGTTGATCGTTCCAGTAGCTGCCGTAGCCGAGATCGTGGCGGTCTCTAAGACATCGGCAATCTTCAGTCCAGCCGCACTCGATGTGCCGACCATCGTGACCTTATTGGCAAAGACTGCGCTTTGGTCAGTCCCTAGGGTGACCGCGGTTGTTGTCCCGTTGGTCTGGAGAAGCAGTTGACCGGTTGTATCGCCAGTGTGGACTAGCGAGGTTCCGGAGGTAAGTCCTGCTGCAATCGTACTCATGTCTACTCCTTAAATCACGATCCAGCGCTGGCCGGATGAAACCGTTACATTTTGGCCCGAGGCGACAGTAATTGGCCCCACGCTCCAACCATTGGTCCCTGAGGCGATCGTGTAGCTCGTGCTAACGGTGGTGCTGTTCACAAATATGCCGTTTGAGGCCACCGGTGCGCTTGCCTTTAACTCACCCGTGCTGGGCTTATAAAGCAGCTTGGCGTTACTGGTATAAATATTTAAGGCAGACCCAGAGGTAGCCTGTAAGAACGCCGGGTAGTAATCAGTTGAGCTCGATGTATCGTTAGTGATCGTGGCGCCGCTCGTAATCGTCGTCCAGCTCAGCACCCCCGCGCCGTTGGTCACCATCGCCTGGCCGTTAGTTCCGTCAGCAGTTGGATACTTTAAGGCGGCTGGGTTATTGAAAAAGAGCTTAACCGTACCGGAGGCGTTCTCCATGTACATCGACATGTCGTTGTTGGCAATGTTTAATGCCAACTCACCTGCCACCAGGTTTGCCGCGCTAGGTACCGTCGTTGCTGTAGTGCTGTAATACAGCGATATTGGGGTAAAGCCTGCCTGTGCCATTAAAAGGTACCTCCAAAAATTCCTGTTGTTGCCACCATAGTCCCGGCGGTCAAAGTATTAGTTGATGGATTGTAAGTAAGGTCAGAATCTACTTCTACCGCCTGATTTCCGGTCGTAGCATCAACAAAAGCTGGATAAAAAGTTGCGTTAACTGAGGTAGCAGTTACGGCAACATTATTTGCATTCGTTGCGGTTCCAGCATTTGTTGCATTACCTACCGTAACCCCAGACGGGTCAGACCACTGCGGAGCTGTGCCGCTTGATGTCAAAAGGAATGTTGAGCCGCCAATTCCAAGTTTGGTCAGGGCGGTTCCAGCGGAGTAGTAAACCAGGTCGCCGGCCGTGTATGAAGTTACCCCGGTTCCACCGTTTGATGTCAGAACCGTGCCCGTAAGGCTGATGTTGGGGGTAGATCCGCCCGAGGAAGCCAAGGGGGCTGAGGCCGTAACACTCGATACGCCAGCAACTACTGCAGACCACTGGAATGCGCTCCCAGTCCACTCTAGGTAGGTGTTCGCTACCGTCGGGGCGGTCGCAAAGGTCGTGGTTCCTGCCCCGGACTGATAAAGGATCTGATTTGCGGCTCCACCAGCTACATTGGTGGCCGTTGTCGCCGTGGTAGCGCTGGTAGCGTTTGTGGCGTTTCCTACGGTAACCGTGGCGGGATCGGTCCACTGGGGAGCCGTACCGCTCGAGGTAAGCATGTAGGTTGAGCTAGCAATACTCAGTTTCGTAAATGCCGTGCCGGCTGCGTAGTAGACCAGGTCACCTGCGGTGTATGAGGTCAGCCCAGTGCCCCCTAGCGAGGTCACAACCGGCGAGGTAAGGCTAAATTGTGTGCCGCTTAGGGTTAACCCTGTTCCTGCCGAATAAACCTGAGATGCCGAGAACTGGGTAAAGGTCAGGTTTGTGGTGCCAATAATTATTGGGTTATTGGTCGTCAGTACATAAGACTCACCAGCCCCGGTTAAGCCCTCTTGGACAAAGAAATAGTCGCCTTGGCCAAGCCCAGTAATGCTGTCTGGCTTATAGGTGTTCTCGTTAGTCGCTCTCGTAAGAACCCAAGGGGTAGACCCATCGCCTACCGTCGTGACCGTGTAGATGCCGTTATGGGCTGCGTTGGCCTGGTTATAGACCAAGACCCGGTTTGTAGCAGATAAGTTAATCCCATCGATTTGGATGGCAGCGTTCGACCCAGCGTTGGTCAGGGTAGCCCCCACACCAGCGTTTACTAGGCCGCCAATCGTAAGCCCCGTGCCGTTTGTGAAAGTCGTGATCTCCGGTCCGTTATAGGACAGAGACAGAGTTACCTGGTTAGCCGCCGGTACCGAGAAGACATAGTAAGCAGTCCCGGCCACGATCCCGTTGGATGTGGACGAGAAGACGATCTGATCGTTTACCGAAAGGCTTGGGGATGTCGAAAATGTCAGGGTAGTGCCACCAACGATGTCCGTAACGGTCACCGATGTGCCGCCGGCAAGGTATGTGGCGTTCAGAGCGGTCGGGGTCTCCACCCGAACTGGGGTGTGTATTGTGATTCCTGTGGATACCGCATCGTCCACATACTGCTTGGTGGCCAGCTGCAGGGCCGTAGTTGGGGCTTGGGTGACCGTGACCGATGTCAGACCTGAGGGCGTAAGGCTATAAGACGGGGTGCCGCCGTTATTTACTAAGACACCGGTTCCGGCTGCCAAAAATGTCGTTGCTCCAGCACCGGACTGGTACGGAATCGACCCTGCGGCACCGCCTGCAAGGTTTGTGGCCGTTGTGGCCGAGCCGACCGACAGGCTTGACTGATTAGTCCACTGCGGCGCGGTTCCACTAGAGGTAATGACTTGGCCGTTAGTACCGATAGCAAGTTTCGATAGTGCCGTCCCGGTGGCGTAATAAACAATGTCGCCAGCGGTATACGAAGTTAGTCCCGTGCCGCCGTACCCAGTGGCCAATGTTCCGGCCATGCTGATGACGCCGGATGTCGTAACCGGGCCGCCCGAGAAAGTAAGGCCGGTAGATCCACCGCTAACATCCACCGAGGTAACCGTTCCAGCTCCTGGTAAAGCCGCCCAGGTGAAGGCACTGCCGGTCCACTTAAGAAATGTGTCTGTTGAGACTGGAGCCGATATAAAGCTAGTCGTATCTAATCCGGTTTGGAACACGACTTGATTGGCAGCTCCGCCGGCAACATTCGTAGCCTTGGTCGGGGTGCCTGTAAGGGTCAAAGTACCCGAGGTTGTAATCGGACCGCCAGTAAAGGACAGCCCGGTTGTGCCTCCCGATGCGTCTACAGAAGTGACCGTTCCATCACCGGTACCAAAGGTAAACCACGAGCCAGCATAACCCTCAAATTTTGAGCTTGTGGTGTTATATCGAATCTGTCCATTTGTTCCGCCTGGACGCTGCCCGGTGGTGCCTACTGGCACGGTTATTGCACCAGTGCCAGGAATTATTGGGTTATCCGATATTCCAATCGTCGGATTTCCAGGGCCGGTGCCGTTAGCTACATCAATTTCATTAGTCGTGCCCGTAATCTGTAGGGCGGTGACGCTGCTGCCACTAACGATGCCCAAAATGCCCGTGCCGGCTAGGCCTGCAAGCGATCCTACGGTTCCTGAAAGGCTGATTGTCGGGTTGCCTGAGACACCATTGCCGTCAGCCACAGAAACGCCTGTAGAGCCTGTAATCGTGCGGCCGACCATGGTTGAAGCGCCGGTCTTTGCCTGCAGCCCCAAGGTTGAAGAAAAGAGGCTAGCCACGGCTCCGGCCAGACTGATCTGCATGGTGGACTGAGCGCCGCCGTCTGTAAGCCCAAGACCTGCACCGACGGACAGAGCCCGACTATTGGTAAGGCTAGGCTCTTGGTTAACCGTAATAAAGGTCTGCGTCTGACTCGGCGAGGCGGCAATCGCCCCGGTCGTGGTCTGTACGGTCTGACCGTTTTGGACGATAGGTACTGCCTCGGTACCCGTAATGGCGCCGGCGGCTGGTAGTTGGGTAATGGTGACTTGGGCTGAAGGCATTATGGGCTCGGGCTAATTACATCGAGGTTGCCGTTGTTTTCCGGGGTGTCTTGGTTACCCTGAGTTGATATCAGGAACTGGCCATAACCTCCGGTCTGCAACGCCGGTTGAACATTTGCAACGCTTACATCTGGCCTGGGGAAGCGAAGGTTAATTCGCTCAGTCTTCCTGGCCGGCAAGCGATAGGGGTCAAACTGATCCTTACATCCTTGATCGCAAACGCGCAGCCCCGGAAAGTTGGGGTCTGGGCTCATATTGACATACGGGCGCTTCATCTTGCACCGATCGCATATAGCAATCGCAACAGATGTCAGCCCGCGAGTGTCAAGGAATCGAGGCATTATCTTGTGTACACCGAAATGTTAGGTGCAAAGTAAATAGGCGACTTATCGCGCTCTTCTTGCTCTGCCTCGTAGATATAACGGTCTGACATCTTTTCAAGGTAGGCAATCCGATCTGGGGCCACATTGGGCATCTCTAAGGACATCCGATGGGCGAGCATGAATACCACCGCCTCGTACCACCGCTGGGGCACCTCGAGCTCGTCCGTCAGGGCTCCAACATCCATGATCTGCCTGGAGTACCAAACCGTCATTTGGATGAACGGGTCGTTTGGCACCGGCCATAGGTACATGGTCGGCTGCGGGATCGTGCGGTCAAACCAAAACTGATAGGGCTGGTTAGCCGTAAAGTTTTGATTTGGCAGGTTCGTGTAGTCGTCCCGGTTAAGCCTAGCCATCTGAATCAGTCGGGCGTTGTTACCCACATACCACTCGCGCAGGGCTAGGGTCGTGCCGCTGTAAGCCCTGACCCGGTAATACTCTACGGTCTGGCCAGGATCGACATCAGTCCAAATCCACTCGTTATCGGTTACGACTACTTGCCCCAGGTCCTCGAGCGTCCGCCAGGTCGTTCCGTCAACCGAATACTCATAGATGATATTCCAAGTAGCAGTACCGCCGCCTGCAACATAAGGCAGGATGCCAATAGAACCGGCGTAAATAGGATTGTCAGTGCCATAGAAGACTGAGATGTTTCCGTTGGCTGAGGTTTGTTGACAATAAGTGTCAATATCGGAGTCTGCGACAAAGCTAACTGTCCCCCCTGCACTTGTGGCGTAATCGCCGCTCGGACGGTTCATGGTGCGATAAAGCACATTCAGGACATCAATACAGCCCAAGGGCATTGTATAAATGTACTGATCGGCCTTCAGACCAAAAACCTTCTTATTAATTGCCCAGTAATTGATGCCCCGGTTTGCTAAGGCAGACAAGGCAAAATACAACGACTCCCGGGCAGACAAAACCTGCTCGGATGTAAGCTCCTCAGCTAGCTTTCCGCATCTGCGAGCTCCATGGTCGATCATGGTTTGAACATTGATGACCGTGGTTGAAACGGTTCCTGAGTACGCCATTTACCACCCCGGACAATTCCAGCGTTTCATGGAAGCGCGGGCCCTACTTCCGCGCTCGCTTTTCTCAGCTACTGGCCCCATTCGTGCGCAGAATGAGTCCCTACGCTTTCCCCCCTGAGGTTGCGGTGCCTTGAGATTTGATCCGGTCTCCCGGTTATATTTTGCTCGACCTTTAGCGGTCAGTCCTGCGCCCTGGCTTGCCGGCAGCTTCTCGCCGCGACCAATAGCCAGGCTTACATCGCCACCTTTTTTCATCTTCTCAGGCAGTTTGGCATAAGACTTTTTGCTTACATTAGCTTCAGTAAACTCAGCTGCTACAGACGGCTTAATTCCAACCTTCTTAGCAAACTTCGGGTTGTACTCGGCCGCCTTCATGAGCCTAAACTGAGCTTTTGACTTGGCTGGCATTTAAGCTACCTGTTGAACGCTAACAATTATTGAAGGAATTGCTGGGTAAGCTGGTGTTACCGACGCCGGCAAATGTTCAAGCGTTACCTGAGTCGATGATGGCAGCCAAAAAATCTGCACATAGTCAGCAGAATTTAAGTCCAAAAAGATATTCCAAGCTGCAACCATGTAACCAAAAATGTTTGATGTTTTTCTGGCGGGCACCGTAACAATCGTTGCCGAATTTGCCAAATCAGAGCCATTAACTTTAAACCAAATCACCACTTCATGTTGGGTGTTGTCTACATTTTTTAACTGAGCACTGAATTGCAAATCATAAATTCCAGTATTTGGAACTGTAATTTGAGAACCGCTTACTAGCGTTACACCATCTGATACATCTTGAGTGTTGTAAGTAATTGCGGTGCCAGCAGAAATATTTCCTGTTTGATCTGTGCTATCACTCCAAGCACCGTAAGCCCGATTGTAAGCAATGATGTCGCCTACAGTTGTCTTTTTGTTGTCACCGCTTTGAACGATGGGGACTAATTCAGCACCAGTTAACGGCAGCGTTGCCGCAGTCATTGCTGAGATCTTGGTATCTGCCATTTAGGACTCCAGCTCAATCTTGTCGTTATTCTCCTGAAGGACATAACCACTGCTTTCCATCAGGATGTAATAGGGTCCAGCGGAAACCGGTCCACGAACGATTACCGATTGGCCGCCCACATCATTTCCAAGGCCGTTGCTGGCGTCAGCCACTACACCAGATGCTTGACCTGGGTAGGTGTTAGCAAAATTCGCTACGAATTCAAAACCAACGCCATGGTCGGACATTACGCAATTCCTGCCTGAATGAGTTTTAACACCACGGTTCCATCACCTGAATTCATCGTCACTCGAATCGCTGTCACCGGGAAAGCATAGTTTCCGTCAGCGTTTGCAATTTGAGCGGCTACTGTTGGATGAGGAAACCATGTGGTAAACCCAACCGCTGGGTCATCAAAAGTATGCTGAACCGTGTAGTTCACAGTTCCGGTTTTAACAACCCCAAAGCCGACATTGAAAGGTGTGGCATTCAGGTTCATAACAATCGGTGTGCTTGAACCAACTCCCACCTGGGTTACAGTTTGTAGCTTCATGTCTAATCCTTAAAGAGCGGGGGCTTTCGCCCCCACCTCATTTAGCACTTCACTCTACCGCCGCGCTTTTTGCCAGGCGTAACCGTTACTGATTTCTCAGTTTCGGTGACACTATCACCAAATCTTCTGACAGGTTTTTGAATTTCATCAAGCATCTCTTGAAACATACGACGCTCGAAATCAGACTTAACGCCTTGGCCTTGAGCTTTTTCTTGCATTTTGCGCTCAGCATCACTAACTGAGCCACCAGACCGCATTTTCTTTCCGTATTTGCTATAGACCTCTACATCTTTAGTCTTAGCAGCCTTCATAGCGGGGGCGTTTTCTTTCTCAAATTGGCTATGCAGCCGCTTTTCAGCAGGCGTCATGACCGCGCCACCTTTTTTGAAGGTACCGGAAAGTTTGCTGATGCTTACGGGTGTAGACGGGGTTTTATGGCCCTGGGGCATGCTTTCTGCCTTACCCGAGTCATTTACCGCTCCACCCTTAGCATACTTTTTTGCGGCACCACCTTTCTTGTAGCCGCCACCGTTACCCAGCTTCACGCCACCTGTTTTGGCAGGCGAGTGATCAGGCTTGGTCGTGACCATCTTGGTGTTTTTGTACTCACCAGCGTCACGGGAACCTTCTTTCTCGGTGATGATGCCGCCAGCGGCCTTTTTCATAACCTTGCCGCCGTACTTATAGCCGCCTTGACCGTATACCACGCCACCGGTTGCGTAACCGCCCTGACCTTTAACTACACCGCCAGTCTTCAGACCTTTGTGAGCTTTAGAGGCAGGCTTTCCGGCATGCTCTTTAAGTTTCTTGGCGACATCGGATGTGGCTTTCGCCTCAGCCTTATGCTCGGCCATCGACTCCTCAGCCTCGCCACCTTTTTTCATCATGGCAGCGGCACGGCCTACGGGGGCGGCAGGACCGGCACCCATACCGCGCATCATGCGACGACGGTCAGCCAGTGCGGGACGCATCGGTGACTTACCAGGCATTGAACCACCGCGAGCAGGCATACCTGCCGGCATCGGGGTAGCGGTAGGTGCTAAGGCACCGCCCATTTGCATTTTCTTTTCTACTTTTCCACCTTTTTTGAGCTTTAACTCAATAGATGGCTCTGTGGTCATCATTTTGACCATCGGCTTAAACTGACCCATTTTCTGGCTCCTTAGATTCGGTTGACTCAGGAATATCCAATCTGGCAACTAACGCATTCATGACATCGATGGCCGCCTGAGATGCTACGGCCACATCATGTGCATGCTCGCGCTGCTTGATCATTTTGGAAATTTCTTCCTGCAAAAATTCCTTAGTGATCTGCATTAACTAAAAGAAGCGTAGGCCGGGACATAGTAATCAGTGCCACCAATCCGAACCTTGATTGCCTTGGACACGGTAGCGACTGCGGTTGCCGTTGGGGCAATCGTTGCTGCTGGGCCAGATGCAATGTTGATCAGCGACTGCACTTCACCGGTCTGAGTTCCGCTATCCGTTACCCGGATAAAGGACGACTCTGCGCCCAAAGTCACATTGACGCTGTAGTCGGTGTCCAGCTGCAGAACAGCCAGAGTGCCGCCAGGAGTTGTTGCTGAGCCGCCCAAGGTTGCACGGATGGCGTTCGCTGCACCAGAGATCGTACCGGTGGTATTGATCGAGGTGGAGATGTGTGCGCCGTTAATCGTGCCGCCAGCCGCTGCACCTGCGCCGGTTACCCGGGTAAATGCACGGAGCGTTTCGCCAGAGCCAGTGCTGGTGATATCCAGACGCTGATAAGAAAGACGGGTATCGCCAGTTGTTGCCGAGCTCGTTGCATAAGAGCTGGAGATATTTTGCGCAGAAGTTACGGAAATCGGATCTGCGGCACTGCCAGACTCAAAACCGTTGTTTGATCTTACTGGGCCGGAAAAAGTAGTACGGGCCATGATATTCCTTTCGTGTAGTAGCACCTTGCCTTACTGTCTCTACTAAGTCTGCTAGGCCAGTCAGTAAGGCTAAACATCCTAGAAAACCCCCACCGGATCGCTCCGGTGAGGGGGTTACTTCTTTAGACTCCAGGAGTACCGTACATAGCACGGGGGTCCGTGAAGCCAACATCGTAACGCTCGGTTGCCTTGTACCGCATGGTGTCGGTCTCAAAGTCACCTTCCATGGTCTTCTCCAGACCACGGCGCATCATCAGCTTCATGCCTTCCGGAGCGTCAGTCTGCACCCACCATGCGGTGGAGGAAGTCAGACGCGACAGAACAGCGGCACCCTCGTCGAGCAGTCCGATGGACTTGATCGGGTTGATGTCGTTGTCTGCGGTACCAGAACGCAGAACGGACTTCAGCAGAACCTCGGCCTGGAAGACATTGCCCGGGGCCACCACCAGTTGGCGGGGAACCAGACGGATCTTCTTGCCGTTGTTGTCCACTGCCTGACGGATCTGAATGAGCATCTGCTCAAGCGAGGTCTGTGACAGGTTAGCGGGCGTTGTCAGCAGGTTGCTGAAGGTGCCGTTTACGATCGGGTGCGAAGCGGAGTTCAGCTGAACGCCGTCGCCACCGGGGTAGGCACTGTTAAATGCGCGGTTAAGCACATTGGCCGACAGGGTCTCCTTGGTCTCGATCAGGGACTGAGCGAGATGGCGGGCATACACCTGGCCGATACGGATGTGGTCGCCGTCTTCAACAAGAACTTTGGTCAGTGCAAAGGCCAGGCCATAGACACTGTACACATAGCGCTTGAGGAAGAGCACACCGCCCTGCTGATAGGTAACCGGAGTTCCATCAGGCAGTTGCGGAGCTGCGCCAAATCCATAAAGGACCGGCTCTTCGTGATAGTTACGGGGAATACCTTGTTGCTCACGGAAAACCCGTGACCACTCGTCGGTACGCTGATCATAGACTCCGTCGAAGCATTCATTGAGGATCGGCTCAACTATGCTTCTAAAGTCGGTACTGCGCATCGGGGCTGCCATTTATCTGCCCTCCTTAGATTGCGTTAACAGTACCTGCGTACTGCGACTCGCTGATTTGTACCCGTACAATCGTGTACGCATCTCCCCACGCATTGTCTGGGTAGGGGGCTAGATCGATGACACGACACTGCTTGGCGTTACCCGAACCAGCAGCCGAGGTACCTAAGGTAGCCTGCGACAGACCAGTTGTGGTGGAGCCGGCGGTCGAGTTCGTGATATCAAACTCGTCACCAATCGCGGTCTGAGACAGGGAACCATCTACCTGGATCTCATAGACGATGTTGGCGTCTTGATAAAAATAAGCAATTACGGAGCCAACTTGGAAAGACTCGTTAGCGGGCCAGTAGTTGCTTACACGGCGACGACCAGTGGCATCGGTCCACTCAACACCAGCGAAGGCACCTAAAAATGCCTCACCAGTTGCTGCAGGCTCGATCCAACCAGCGGTGTTCATCTTAACGGGTTGACCTTTCAGAATGTTGCTAGCAAAGCCAGCGGAGACATTACCTGAGGTCGAAACCGCTTGAATTCCGTTTGCAAGCGCGAAAGCACGATCCAAACCAGAGGGATGGTATGCCGGGCGCAGGCCAAACGGAGCAGAGGTTGCACTCATTTGCTACTCCTTAATGGTTGATAAATCCTCCCTTGCCATTAAGAAAAGATTGGCGCGGGAAGGGGTTTGTCAAGTTCGCCTAGTCCCTCGCCCTCAACCTGCCCGAGTCTTCGACCCGAACTGTCTTTGCCGACCTGTTGTTCCGCCTGCACCTTGATTTTATTTGCTTCCTCAAGAGGTTGATCGTGGTGAAAGTGGGTCATGATGGCCTGATAAATTTCTTCAGGAATCTTGAATAACAACATTTCATTGCATGCGACATGACCAATGTGTTCGCCAGCCTTTACGCGATAATTTTCAAACCCTGAGATTTCATCGGCGCTAACCGGAACATACCCAAGGCGCATTCGCTTATCGATGCTGTCGTAACTATTAGTGGTTGAGAGCCAAACGACATGCCACCCAGGAATATGGGGGGCCTTTGGCAATGCTTCTGGCGTGAATTCATCCTTCCACATCTTCAGACGCTCATCAGATGACACGAACATATCCTCCGGGGCCTTACGGCTTGCGTCCTCGCTAGCACGAGTTTCGCGTGATCCGGCAGATACAGATTTTTTTAATCGAGAATCCATTGTTAGCTCCTATTTTCGTTGTGCTGCTTCACGGGCATATCGGGCAACCATCTTGGCCTTCATCTTGGGATCGTCCCAAAACCCAGCCTCTTTCATTGCTCGTACCTGCTCGACGCTCAAGGTAAAGGTGTTCCGGCTTCCGCCACCACCTGTCTCCCTCTCGCTTCCTGTCACAACGCTTTTCGGACCTCTCTTTCTTGGAGTCTCGTAAGTAGAGTCAGTATAGGCATCACTTTCTTCATCCTGCAACTCAGTTTCAACTCGGGCGGAAAGCTCTTGCCAATAGGTTTGAGTCGCCGGGTTAAAACCTTCTCGAGCCAGTTGGGCATCGATCTGTTTGGCCATACGGCTTTTGGGATCGCCACCCTCTGGGTCGTACCAAGAGTTCTTTTCCATCCAACGCTTGGCGTACTTCTGAACCATGGGGCTCTCGGCTGCCTGGTAGACCTGAGCCTGCTGCTCTTGCTGAGCCTTCATTGCAGCCAGCTGGTCGTACCGATCCTTGGCGGCCATCATAGCCTCCTGAGCTCCCACTAAGGCGGTACCGTCAGCCTTATCGGTAGCCTCTTTCAAGCGGATCTTGGCGTACTTGATCCGAGCCTCCTCGTCTTCCATAGCCTTTTTGAGCTCGGCAAGACGCTTAGCCTCAATCTCCCGCTTAAAGGCGGCCATCTGCTCGCGCATCTCTTGGATCTCACGATCCTGAGCCGCAAGCCGCTCGTCCTTCTCGTTTTGAACCCGCTTGATGTACTCCTTCTTGGCCTTACGGCGGGCTCTCCTGGCCTCCCGGACGGCGTCTGTGTCGCCCGGTTGGTCTTGGTCTTCGTCCTCTGCCGGGGCGGCTTCAGCCTTTGGGGCCTCCTCCTGCTCCGGTTCATCGGTAAGCATGCTGTCAGGCAGCTCAACCGTTAGAGAACCGTCTTTTTCCTCGGAAATCTTTATATCTTCTTCTTTTGCTTCTGCGTTCATGATCTACCCCTATACGAAGGCTTTCATTGCAAGTGGATCTCCGGTCAACTTGGCAATCACCTCATGGTCATTAATCACCATGAATAGAGCCGGATCTTCTTCGCCTGGGACTTCTACCTCCCAGCGATCTCCACCCCACTTAGGAACACGCAAAAAGTCCCCCACCTCGCACCACGACCCCTCGGGCCACGGTTCCATGGTGTCTCGCTTTTTAAACGCCAAGGGGCCAATTTCCACGACTTTAGCCACCATGTTGTTCCACTTCTCGGTTTCCTTGGTTTCTTGAACCAAGATAATCCCAGCGCTTGTAGCCTTCTTTTTTGAGCGTCGCAGCTGAACTAGGATGCGGGCTCCAAGAGGTTTGGCACCGGGGTCTACGCTCGGAAATGCCCAAGCCAACTCAGCGTCGTTAGACGCTACCGGTTCATTCATCTTCATCGTCTTCCTTTAAAAGGTTATTCAGGATGTCTAAGGCCTCCTGTAGCCCTTGATGCTGGCCGACTAGCCGCTGATAAGACTCCCATGTATTCGCCATACCTCCAGCGAGGGACGAGGCTATTTCAGCCTGCCTAGTCTTAATCGAGCCAATCAGATCCGAAGTTGTGGTCATTTTTCGTTAGCTTGTGCAAGACCCCCTTTCGGTTCCGATTTGGTATCCGAATTGGTTTTCTGCCCTTTAGGCTGTAGGCTTTCACCATCAAGAGGCACACCCATAGCCAGGCGGGCGTGGTAGTTAACCAGCTCGCTTTGCTGCTCTTTGTCGTAATCAGACATTTCAGACTCCTTTGGTTAGTTCAAGGGCGGTCTTGTCCCGGTCTAGCTTCAGACGGGCCGCATCACGGGTTAGCCGTGCCGATTCGATGCGCTCCTTCATATCCATATCGCCAACAGCGATCGCGTATTTGTACTTCTGCTCCTCCATGGCGAGCTCAAAGTCGGCCTGCAGCCTGAGCGTTTCGCGCTCAATGTCAGCGGCCATTTCCCGATCCTTCAGTTGCATCTCGGCCTGATCTCGGGCGGCTCTGCGCTGGGTCTCAGCCATCGAGGTATCCAGAAGTACCTTGGCATCAGGGGTGAGCTGCGGCTGGGGCTGGAACTGCTGGCCAATCTGCATCATCTGCTGGATGACCGGCATGATTCCCTGCAGGGTCTGCTCAGTATCCATGCTGATATGTTGCGCTGCCATAGCGTAGAGCTTGTCGATCTCCTTGGGGTTAGCAACCATGCCGTAGTTCTCGTGCGGCTTGCCTCCCATGGCCTGGTTCACATAGCCCTTAGCCCTGCCCAGATACCAAAGCACGATGTGCTGCTTGATGTGCTCCATGGCCTTGGCAATGAACTGCGGGGCAATCAGGGGGTTGCCGCCAAAGACGGGGTCTCGGGCGAAGTCTAGGTGGCTCTGTATGTGAGCTAGGTGATCTTGTTCGGGATAAGCGTAGGCCATCTGCCCGATCGACATGGCCACATTCTCGTTGGCCGGGTCCATCTTCTCGGGCGGCGGCACATCGACCATCAGCTCGTTCACGCCAGGCACCTTGATCTGCTTTAAGAACCTAGAGATCACCGCCCGGCGGTTAAAGAGGTCAGGATTCTGCTGCATGATGGCCATAACCGCCTGGGTCTGCGCCATCCGCTGGGTTTCAGAGAAGATATGGGGGTCTGAGACCGGGACGATGTCGGTATTTCTTTGGAAATCCTCGCGGCTGATCTCTAAATCGGCGACCACATCGCCTTTTTTCATGTCCTCCAGGTACCAGCGGTTAATCCGCCCCAGAATCATGAGAACCCGGCGCTGGCTCTCGTGCAGACGGGCATGGATTGAGGAAAATACTGCCGCGCCCTGCTCAATTAAAGCCTGAGTCGTACCAACAGGGGTCTGAGAGTTCACATCGGCAATTTTTTCCTCTGCCGTTGTCACAACTCCCTTGGCGGCGTTCGTTAGCCAGCCCATAAGCTCCATAAGAACGGGGCTTGGCGGGTTAAACGGCATCGGCATGGCGAGCTTGCGGACATCATCCACCCCCGGAGCTGCTTCAATCTCCGAGACCTGGGTGATTTCCACCTGTTGGCTCTGCCCAGACACCTTTGCGCCCTTCAGCTTCAAGAGAGTAGCGGCGTTGTTGATGTGGGCAGAATCTAGTAGGGCCCTCAGGCTGCCCGTAAGGGCTGCTGCAAGGCCTCCAATGAGGTGTGGGAGGCCTACGGCATAGGCGCCTCGCCACGGAATGAATTTGAACTCTACGATCCAGTCTAATTTGGTCATGGAGTCGTCGCCTTCTTCCCAGTTTCGGTAAAGGCCTACGACTTCGTTGTCCAGCTCATCGACCATCAGGATGTACGGGGCCATTTCGCCCTTTGTGTACTTGTCCTCTTCAATCTCTAAGAAGGTGTAGATGTGATAAACGCGCCGGACACCATCCTCATTTTCGTCTGGCTCTTTGCCTTCAACCTTGAGGTTGGCTTTGGCGGGAGCAGTTTCCTCTGGGTAGGCCGTTGCACGGACCAAACTGATGTCCCGATACAGACCAGACGCGATCCGACGTCGGAATTCGTATTCAGTAATGTCCTGAATCTCAGTTATCCGCTGCGCCGTATAGAAATTACCTGCGGCAAAGGGGAGAAGCACATTGTCGATCGGTAAAAACTCAGCACATGGGCGCTTTTTGCGCTCGTCGTACCAGAGTTTGATGTACTGCGAGCCTCCGAGGGGCAGCTGGGTAAGCATCTGCTCCTCTTCGTCCCTGAATTCTTCGATCTGCTCGGTGAGCTGCCAGTTCATCCAGTCGCGTTTGCGCTCAGAGGCTTGGACCTTGTTGTCATTTACATCACCCAGGATCTTGATTCGGGTCGGGCCGTCGGGCGGGAACATCTCCTTGATGGCTCGGGCAGCAAAATCCACGCAGGCCTCGGCCATAACGGGGTGAACGACCTTAGATGCGCCAGTGAACTGAGCTCCACCAGGGGCGTCGTTGCCCATTCCAGTGCGCCGAATGCCCTCTTCGTACTGCTCATCGCGCTTTTTGCGGCTTTCCTTGTCCTTGCGGATCAAGTCTTGGTACTTCAGAGCCAGTTTCTGCAGGTCAAACGGGTCAAAGTCGTCTGAATCCGCCAGGTTTTGGTAGAAATCCTCGTTCTCCATCGGCCCGTTGTTAGGCATTTTGACGATCGCTGAGCCATCAGGCAGCTCCTCAATGTCTGCCTCGGCCAGGTTGGGCATCTCTACCTCAACTTCGCCCTCTTCGGTCTGAGCAGTCGGGTCCTGAATGCTAGGAACAAAGCGGTTGTACTCAGGTTCGATCGGAAATTCTTCGGCCATATTCTTTTTCCTTAGCGTTTGTCTTTATCGCTTTTGGCATATTTCATCCAAGGCTTATTTTTGGCTGACTCTGCCAGCCGTTTAATTGCGCCGCCAGTGGCGAGCTGCTGGATCTTGTGCCAGCGCATTAAATCTTTGTCTTTAGTGACCGCGCCGCCCTCTTTAAATGGCTGGCCAATCTTTACATCTGACTTCATCTTGGCAGGCAGATCCATCAGCCACATATCGGTTGCGGGCGCCTTCTTGTTGGCTTCTTTCAAAACCTTGTCAAAGTCGTACTCAAAGGCAATATCTTCGCCGGTCTCACGATCGACTACTTTGAATGCCATGATCTCACGGCCATAACGATCAAACTCTCCGGTGTAGACCTCCTCTACATCGTCCGGCTCAAACTCTTTAATTGTGTACTGAGTCTTCTTAGCCTCGGTTCCATATTTTTTACCGAGCTTGTTCATGTACTCAGGGTAATTCCGACCATAGTACTGACGCATCCCTTCGCCGCCGATCTTCAGATCATCCCCGGTCAGGGTGCCGTCAGTCTCCTTTGACTCCAAGATTCTCTTGGCCACATCTTTGCCGACATATAGGTCAAGATCCTTTGGCTCAACGGTCTTATCCAAGACCACTGACTGACCTTTCTCGGCCATCAGCTTGATCGTGCCGTCTGCGTTTTTCTCGTAGATCAGGCCGTCAATGTGGGTTCCAAGGCTGCCACGGCGAATCTGCTCATCTGGGCCAACCAAAGCCACTTGGTCGTAGTCGTTGTCAGCGGCGTACTTAAGAAGACGCTTTACCCCAAGCTGATACCAATCCTTTTTGAACGGAGCGTTTGGAACGCCTTCAATTGCCTTATTTCTTCTAAGAACTATTTCTTCCTCAGCTCGTCGCGCTTCATCTAATAACGGTCTGATTTCTTCTTGTCGAGCAGGATTATCATTATTTCTATTGAATTCATTTAATAATTCCATCGCCCGTTTTCGAGCAGCGACATAGGTAGGATCATAGTAATCAATGAATTGTTTTGGATCTTTATATCCTTTTACTCTTCCCTCTTGATGCCAGTCAGATTGAATCTCCTCAATGACTAAGGTTTTCTTGCCGCCAATGGTCATATCCTGCATACGCAGGTGCATCAGCGTGTTTGGTTCGCCTAGCCAATGCGTAGACTCATAATTTTTACTGGCTTCTTCCGCCCGAACTTCACGAAAATCAAAATCTGCCTTCTCTTTTTCTTTTGTTAATTGTTTCAGCTGCTGAAACACATTAAATGTTTCTTCACTATTTGGATCAATTTCAGCCAGTGTTCTGTATTGCTCTCGTAAATCGGCGACTTGTCTGCTTAAATCGTATGCCTTGTTCTCTAACCGTATTAAATTATTAGACTTTGAAATTGGCAGCTTCAATAAAATTTCACGATAATTTTTTCCGCCAGGAAGAATCAACCCTTCGCGCTCATATTTTGGCTCTTTATATTCAGCAAGTCGGGCTTTGGTCGCATCAAACCATGCCTCTTCTTCTGCGGTAACCATCTCTTGAAATCCACGGGAGATTCGACGGTTAATGTCATTGAGCTTTTGGCGATCAACATCGTCTAGGATAGTTCCGCGCACTACCTCTTCAATCTGAACATTATGTTGGTCGATGTAGTCCTGCACCTCCTGCCGGGTCACACTCTTCTTACCCTTTAGGAAGTCAACAATCCCTGTTGCCTCGAGCTCACCCGCGCTCGGGTTGAACTTCATAATGTCGCTTAGGAAAGCGTCGCCAGACCCCTCTTCCCGCTTCAGGTTGGCGGCCGCCTTCTCAACCGATGAGAAGAACCCCATCTCATTGGCTGGCACCTTGACCGCCTCTTCCTTTGGTGCCGGCTCCTTCTGAGCCCGAGCGATGTTGGCCTGGGCGTACTTCTCCTTTTGGGCCTTGGAGTACTGAGCCTTCTGCATTTCCTCGGGCGTCATCTCTTCGCCTGCCTCAAGCCTGCGGATCAGCTCATTGACCGATATCTTCTCGCCACCAGGGCCGACCGGCTTAATCGATGCACCCACCGGCAGGTCACGCAGATATGGCGCTACATCCTCAGCTGCACGGCCGATCGCACCCGACACCTTCGGAGCAGCCAGAATCGGGATGCCGGTGAACTCACCCAGGGTCTCAAACTGCTCGAATGGCGCCTTGCCGTACTGATCTAGGAACTTCTTTACATCCTCAGTCGTAGGTAGGCCGGTCTCGCCCTCCATCCCGCGCAGGAACGCACCCAGACGGTTCTCGCCTGGCTGGGGGCTGACTGCAGCTCCAACGCCACGGCCTAATGAAATTATGTCGCCAGGAAGGCCAACGGTTGCCTGCAGCGCTCCCTTGCCGGCTGAGCCAAACGCACCCAATGCGCCCTGCACTGCCTGGGATGGGGTCTCGAAGATCTCTCCGATTCTGGGCTCTTTCCTTCTGACGCCACGGCCAACCAAGATCTCTTTTGCCGGAGACTCCGGCGGAAGGCCAGACTCGAAAAATCCCTCGAACTCAGATGCACCGCCGTTAGACATCCTGACCTCGCCACCTGCGGCATATGCTTGGTAATCGCTCTCGAGGTCCATAGCAAGTGGCGGTATTCCTTCGGGGCTACCTACTGCGCCACCCTCAGCCATCGTCTTCTCGTGCCAAGCCTTTAGATCGTTGTCGATCGCTCCGCCCTCAGCTTGGCCCTCTTTCAGTTTTTGTTCGAGCTGATAACGCTTTTCCATCAACCGATTGAGCCATTCATCATCGGCATATTGAATTGGGTGGGCACGGGAAAAAGAATAGTAGTCCCCCGATTCGGGCTGACCCAAGAGGCGCCGTGCATCGAAGTGCGATTGCCAAATGTCCTGATAATCGACCGGCACATCCAACCTTCCGGCGACCTGGCCCGCCATGGCAACCGGGTAATCTGATGGGATGAGCGGGTTCTCAATGATGCGCCCAGTCGGGTCCATCTTCGCAAGCCTAAATCCAGCCTGGTTGGTTTCTACATCCAGCAGCTCTGGCTCGATGATGGCCTTGCGTGTTGCTGCGACATCAGGAAAACCCATGGACTGGAAGTTCTCCTTGCCCATGATGTCAAACAACTTGGTGCGGATGATTCCGTTGTTCTTATCGAGTATCAGGTCCCTGACCTCTGGGCTCTTGATCCCTGGCCAATCAGGTAAGGGCGGGAACTTCTTCGACCCCTCCCGCATGGCTTTATCGAATTCTTTCTCGGCCTTACTCGAGATCTCGCTGTATGGCACCTGCTGGATCAAAGCGTTGGCGCCCATGATGTTGAAGTCGGTGTTGGTCGCTGATCCGGCGGTGTACACCCCGTACACTGGACGGCCACCCTCACCAGCTCGAGCAGCCTGCCTGCCCAACGCAGTAACTCGACCCAAACCCGACTCCCAGGCAGCTGACTCCTCAGGCGTTACCGGGTTGAAGTTTGCGTCCATATAACGCATGCCGCCCGTAAGCCGCACCGGTGTCTCAAGTTCGGTCTCACCAATATGTGTCAGATACTTGCCCGCAGCAGCACGGTCACCGACCAGCGGGAACAGGGCGGCCTCTTCTTTCACCAGTCGCTCGGGGGTAATGATGTCGATCTCTGGCGGATTGAACATCGGGTCTGGCACTGTCGTGGAATGCATGCCAGACACCGGCTTTGTCAGCTTTACGCCACCTCCGACCGGGTGATACAGGCCGAGCGCCTCGTTGGCCTTCCTTGACCTGGGCGGCAGCTTCGCCAGCTGCTCTGCTACTTCGGCATCCCTCGCAGCCCGTGCTGATGCCTGCTCTGCATGAGCTTTTCTGCCGGCCGATCGGATTGCGCTTAGCCCACCTTTTTCAGTGATCCGCTCAACGACCTGCGCACCCTTTTTGACTTTGCTAAGCATGATTCCCGCCCCGTAGATGCGGCATTATCAAACCTGCCTCAAAGTCTTGCCACTCAGACTGCATACGGATTCTCCCGTTTACGGATACCCGCATCAATGTAATCTTCCTCGTCGAAGTCGTCTTCTCTTGGCGGATCAATCTCGAGCCAGCCTGAGTCTCTCAAGAACCGCAGCGCCTGGGTACAGGCATCCACAAAGTCATCATGCGTTGACTCTGGGAAGCTGCAGATCTGGGAAACGAATGGCTCTGCCCAGTCCCTGACATAGCCCTTCCTGACGGTGGACTCGGGTATCCAGACCCGGCCGCGGGCGATGATGTTGGACACAATGTTCAGGCGCTGAACCTTATCAGCGTTGCCTGGGTTGTAAGCCCTCACGGGCAGGTGCGCCCGCTGCAGGTCTTGGATCAAGCTGATGCCCGAGCTCTTATCCTCGACCAGGATTAGATCCACCCGCTTACGGTCTTTACCCTCTCCGTAGATGGTTTCGTACTCCTCGATGACCTTAGGCCTCAAATCTGGATACTGCAGGCGGTCTTGCCAGCAATCGACGACCATGACCGACATGGCCCCATCCTGCGGCTTAAACACGCCCCAGGTGATGCAGGCGGTGGGATCGTTGATCGTCTTCTCGGTATAGGCGCAGTCATAGGACTGGATGATGTACTCGAACTTCGGGAAGGGCTTTCCGTCTGGCCAGAGCTTGAACATCTCCCGCTTGACGATCCCTGACTCCTCGGGATCGATGATCTCGGCATAGATCTCCTGCCGGCCAAGGTTGGTTCCCTCGTACTGCAGGATCTGCTTTTGGAAGTTAGCCGAGAGGTTGGCCAGGTTGTCGTAGGTCGAGGCCGTCCGCACGATCACATCGTCCCCATTCCTGCCCACCAGCTCAATGATCAGGTCCTTCGGCCGGGGAGTGGTCGTGCAGATGATCTTAGTCTTCTTACCCAGGCGGACAGAGAACATGATCTGATCCCAGGCCTCGTCTAAGTAGTCCCAGGCGGCCAGCTCGTCGCACCAGGCGCCATGGAACTGCGGGCCACGGAAGCGCTCGGGCTCCGAGGCAGGGATGCCCTTGATCAGGCTGCCATTGGTCAATTTAAGCTCGTGGAAGGCCCGGTTGTAATCTGCCACAAGTGAACTGGGTATAACTGATAGGAGGCCCGAGTCTCCTTCAAAGCAAGTGGCACGAACATCAGAGGAAGTGGGGGCTCCGACGAGCCAGCGGGTTCCAGGCTCAGTCCAGGCCCACCAGCCCACCTGCTCTGCAGCCGTTCTTGTCTTGCCAGCACCGCGACCTGCCAGCATGAGCCAAATAGACCACCAGTCCCCAGCCGGGACAACCTGGTACTTGTGAGCCTTAGCGATCCAGTTAGCCCGCCATGCCCAGGCGATTTGGTCTTCAGGCTTGAGCTGCTCGAACTTGGCCTGAGTTTCCGGGTCTTTGAGGATTTCAACAAGGTCATTCACTGGGATAGTTGCTACGGATTACTCTGGCTATGTCCCTGGGCGTCATGTACTCGATCTCGGCTATCCTCGCGCACCGCTCCCGCTCAGCCATGACAGCCGCTTGGATCGTCGCCTCAGTCAGCTTGGCCGAGGCGATCAGGTACTCCGATAAGTCCTTGTTGGCACGGCTTAAAGCCTCCATTGAACCGATCAAGATCTCTTGCGCCTTCATTCGGCCTGCTTACGGGCTTCCATAGCCGCCAGGAGGTCGTTAAACAATCCCTTAGCCTCCAGGCTAGCCTCCACCTTCAGCGGGTTGTTTTCGTCCCCGGCCAGGGCTACCCGGTCTCCGTACTTCCGTGGCTTTAACTTGGATGCCGTCCACTTCCGGGCGTCCACCCTGAGCTTCATCCACTGGATATAGGCGCCATCAAAGGATGTATTCCCGTTCCCGTCCGTCTTCTCCATCGGCATGGCATCAGCTATCGCCTGTATCTCATCTGCAAGGGTATCTGCCTGATCTTCCCTGGCTTTTGTGTACATGTCCGAAAACTCTGCAAATCGGGACAGCCAAAGGTAAACAGATGCCACGGCGGGCATATGCTCGTCTTTACATATCTTTACCAGGGGCTCTCCATGGGCTATGCGGGTGCAGATCTCTGCGGCGAGCGTGGAGTCGTACTTTGTTGGGCGGCCACCAGGATGTTTCTGAGGCGAAACCGATTTGGTTTCCGATTCGGTTTCTTTTTGTTTGGTTCGAGTTTCAGGCATGACCCTTAGTCCAATCGATTGATCGGTAGAGTCTAAGGGTTCTTGGGATTTCTTGCCACCGATCGCCTTACTGCCCTTTTGCGTTTACCTCTGACTTCGGCTGCTGCCTTTTCAATGGCCGAGGCAAACAGGTACAAATCATCATCCGTAAGCCGAGCCCCATACCTTCGATCCCAAATCAAAATTTTGAAGACCGTCGTTGAGATGTCTATCAGCCGATCCACATCAGACTTCCTAGCTTCCACTGCCTCTCCTTCTTTTGGCGGGGGCCGGGCTGTGTACAACAACCGAACCCCACGATGCCAGGAATCCGTTTGTTTCCCGACCCCCTTACGGCTGAGGACTGTTGCGCCGCCCCCGTAGTACCGGAAGCCAATCCCCATGCGTAAAGGTCCCCGGACTTAACGGCTCCGAGGTGCCGAAAACCAAATCGGTTTTAATTCGCTTTCACTTCGCTTTCAAACTGTTTTTGCAGCGCCTGACTCATTGTCCGAACCCCAACAAGGTGACCGTTCGTCCAAAGGATTCTGCAGAAATCCAAGAAGAAAAGCTCCTGCAAACTGTCCTCTTCAAAGACTAATCCTACCCCAGCCGCTTGATCAAGTAGGGCTTTCTTGGAGGGCATAGAGTCGCCATCAAACCTTATGCTCATTGCGCTTCTCCTCGATGGTAATGGTATAAGCGGTGCCGTGCTTATCGACCACGCTGATGGTTTTCTTGGGAGATCGATAAGACCCGTCAGAATTTAAGTCGAAGTTAACGCTTCCCACGGAGTCGATGATTCCCTCCATATCTTGTTTCTTCAGGTTCTTCTGGATGATGTGGGCCAGGTAATCGCAATAGGCAAGAATCATTTTTTATCCCTCAATTCAAAGATTTCAAAGGCGCGGATAAAGAGCTCTGGCCAGGTGGCCTGGATCTTCTCCCGGTTCGTTGGATCTGCCCTGAACCATGTTAAGGCCAGGGACTCAGCAAAGCCACCCAGGTGGCCATTTGACATAATGTTGGCCGCCTGGTGGTATTCCACTGGGCGCTGCATCTTTATGACATTACTCATGTTGCCATCTCCCAGCAGTAGGTAACCCCTTTCGGGGCATACTCGTTTAAGTTCTCAGCCATCTCTTGAGCCTCAAACTTCTCCCATGAGAACCAGACCAGCTCGGTCTTGGCTCCCTCAAACCTAATTACATTCCAACCTTTACCCATTTCTATCTCCTCAATGGGGGCCGAAGCCCCCAGATTTAAGCTGTTATGAAGGCATCCGATTTCTTATGATTACGACCCTGATCAAATATCTTCTGCGACTCTGAAACATAATCAAGTTTCTCATCTGCGTATGGTCCCCATTTCTGGCAAAACTTTAATAACGCTTTAAGATCAGACATTTTGTGCCAGTACTCTTGTTCTGCGTGTAGATCCAATTCGTGCAAACAGAGATAGCAAAGGTCCGCAATCTTTGT